ATGAGTTCGACCCGAGAGACCTGGACACTGCAGGCTGTCGACTACCGCGGCGGTGTCGTTGGCGAGCTGGATATCAAAGCCACATGCAGTGACGGGCGCAGCGAAGTTATTACCATGCAGCGCTGGCCGGCCGGCTGGCGAGCGCCGCTCCACCCCCCTCTGTCGCCAAAGATGGAACGGGCATTACTTCGAGTTGCGCGTGAAGCGGTCGAGCTGGGAATGATCGCATGAGCGCCGACGAGTATCGGACGTGCGCTAACTGCGGCGACCAGGTCGATGTCGGCCTGTCCGCGCGGGACTGGTGCGCCGGCTGCGAGGACACCGCGTACGAGCTGGCCTACCCCGAAGTCAACGCCGCGCCGGAGTCCGGTCCCGGCGCGATCGAGGTCTTCGCCTATAAGCACACGAGAATCCGCACGATCGTCGTTGATGGTCGGCGCTGGGCAGTCGCAGCGGACATCTGCGGGTTCTTAGAACTCAGCAATCCGTCGATGGCGTTGAAGCGAATCGACGACGCCGACAAGCGTATTTTGCACAGGTCAGAAGCCCTAAATTCAATTGAGGGCTTCTGGGAATCGTTTGCGGCCAAGGTGCATTCGGTCGGGCTTGTCTCCGAAGACGGCGCAACCGATCTGGTGCTCGATTCCCGTAAGCCTGATGCCCGTCGGTTCCGCCGGTTCCTGACCCACACCGTTTGGCCATCAATCCGCGACACCGGTTCATACACCACGGCGCCCGCGCTGCCGCAAACCCGCGAGGAACGCCTCGCCCTGGCGGTGATCGATGCCCAACAGATGATCACCGAGAAGGACGAGCAGCTCGCCGCCCTCACCGGAGAGAAGAAGTGCCTTGAAGCCGCCATCGAGCGGGATGCCCCGCTGGTAGCCAAGGCCGAGGCCCATACCGGCTCGGATTCCGCGATTCACCGCCAGGCGTTCGCCCGCGAGGTGCAGCACTGGGGACAGAAGCAGGGCGTCGACATCAAGCACAGCGAGGTAATGCGGTTCCTCAGCCACATTGGCCTGTTCATCCGCGGTGATCGCACCGACACTGGACACGCCACCGCCGACGCGCAGCGCCGCGGACTGGCCTTCACCGACAAGGGCACCGCCAAGAACGGGCACGCCTGGGCCACAGGCAAATTAACCGCGGCCGGACAGGACTACGCCTGGAAACGAATCACCAGGTACATCGGCGAGAACGGGCACCTCCGGCTACCCCGCGAACTTCGATGCGGTGATCCAGCATGAGCGACAGCCTCAAACCGCCATGCCCAATCTGGGCCGACGACGGCACCAGCGGTATCGCGGTGTGGGTCAACGGCGGACTCGTTGAGATCACACTGGCCGGCTTCGCGCGCCTCACGCCGGATGAGGCCGCGGACCTGCCAGCCGCATTTACGCAGGCAATCGACGACGCTCGATCATGGGCGGCGCGCTGGGACAGTGCTTCACGCACCTACACCGGTGGTGAGCCGCGATGAAATTCTCTGGCGACTACCTGTACCGAGTTCGTGTAGTCCGGTATCCCGATGGCGCTTTCCAGCCTATCGGCCCGATCGACCGTGAACATCCTGAAGATTCCATCTGGGAGCCAGTTCCTGGCTGGCGTCCTCCGGGTTGGCGTCCGGTCGGGAACTACACCCAGATCATGGGCACCGACGAGTTTGTCTGGCCGGTAACCAACAAGGTCTACGGGTCACGCTCGACCGCACAGAAACGCGCCGACCTGCTCGAATCCTACGGCGCGACAGCAATTGTCGAACGATCGTCACGTATCTCCTGGCCTGACGCTGAGCTGGCGGCCCCGTCATGACCGAGCAGACTTTCTCGCTTGCCGAGGCTCGTGTCCGTGAGATCGTGCGCGAGGAGCGGGCGGCCGAAAACACCGCCCAGGCTCGGCGTCACGCCGCTTGGCGCGCGGAGCAGTGCGCCCAGGCCAAGGCGACGATCGAGCGGCTACAGGCAGAGCTAGAAGAACTCGGGCATGCCAGCGGCGAGGCGATCCAAGTCGACGCCCGCGCGCCCGGCCAAGACCTCGAATCGGCTCTCAAGAGAGACCATCCCGTAAGTCAAAGCGGAGCAAAGACTCAACATCGGTTTTTCGAGATGCTGCAGGCCTGTGTCACCCTCGCCGCCTTCGGCGACAGCAGCGGTCAGATCGCCCAGCGCGGCGATAGTGAGGCGGCTGGCGCCCATGAGTTCGGGGATTTGGTTCAGCATGGCACCGAACATGTTCCGGGCGTCGTCGGCGGTGGTGTCCATGATGCTTCTCCTTCGCTTGATGGTGACGCTCCGAGCGTAGGAGACGGCCCGGCTCACGGCGGCGATCGATCCCGCCGGGCCGGGCCACCCGCCTCTCTCGACGGGAAGGCGGTGAGAACCACATGACCGAGCAGACGTTCTCACTGGCCGAGGTTGCGGCCGAGCACCTGCCCAAAGAGTGGAAGAACCCGACGCGTTGGCTGGCTGAGCGGCTCAACCGCGGGGAACTTCGCGGTGTCCGCTTCGGCAGGACGTGGCGGATGCGGACACGCGATATCGACTACATGCTCAACCGCTACAGCAACGACGGGCGTGCAATAGACCGTCCCAAACCAGCTGCCACAGAGCCACCGTTGTCGATGGCCTGTCTCAGCGATCGATTGAGGACAGCGTCATGACCAAGCTGCTATACACGCGCAAGCAAGCTGCCACCGCGCTTGCGATGAGTGAGCGTCAACTCGACGTGCTGGTTGCCCGTGGTGACCTCGCGGCCCTTCGCGATGGCCGGCTCATCAAGTTCACGGCCGACGAGTTGCAGCGCTACATCAAGCAGCTGCCGGCCCACGAACCAGGAGCGGGGATATGACCGCCCTGATCCGCCTAGCCGCGTACCTGCCCTACCTACTCGGCGCCACCGCGGCCACCGCGCTCGGAATCTTGTGCGCGCTCGCCTGTGTCGGCCGGTGGCTGCCGGCGGCCGGCCTTGCCGTCGACACGCTCGCGCTGGGCTGGGCCTCCTACCGGGTCGACGCGTGGCTGTCGCGCGACGACGACCAGCATCATCCGGCGTCGACGGCGCTGGCGGTGATCCGCGAGCAGGGGTGGACACGCCGACGCGGGTGCGGCTGTGACGAGGAGTGCCGGTGATGCTCTTGCGGATTGGTGTTGGTGTCGCCGGCCGCGTGATCGGCGCCGCGGTGGGCTACGGCTTTGGCTGGCTGTGTTCCACCAGGGCGGTTTCGAAGATCGATTGCACCGAGGCTTGGGAGCGCCGCGGCGACGCGTTCCGTTGCGATGGCCGCGGTGAGCCGTTCATCCCCAGGCCGCGGATCATCGCCGCGGACGCGCATGAATCGAGGATGCAATGACTGTCCGGTATGGGGATTGCGTCAATGATTGGGCGGCTCGCTGCCTGGAGCTCTTTAGAGCATTTGAGCGTGCCGTGGAACTTCTGAAGGTGCTCTCTCCCGGCCTCTGTGATCAGGCTTCAGATCTCGAAGTTATCGCTGGGGTGGACTTGCTCGGCGCCTTGGCGTCATATCTGACTTCCCCTGCTGACGGTGAGGACTGCACAGAACGCGGCCCCGCGGCAGGGGAATGCCCCGAGCCGGTGATGCCTGCCGCCGACGCGGGGCACCCGAACATCACTCACACCGAACTGCACTGCGCAGCTTTCGCGGTCCGCGACTACGGCGAGCAATGCACCACCGAGTTCGCACGCAAGTACTGGGGCGATATCGCCGACAAGCTCAACTCTGCCGCGGCGACCAAAAAGTAGTACGGCTCGCGCCGGTTGCCGCCGACGCGAGCCAAGTCCCACAGGAAAGGAAACCAACACCCATGGGTACCACGAAGGATACCAAGCAGGCGCCTCGCCGAAATTATGCGTGCATCGGCGAGTTCGTCGATTCGAGTTTGCCGCCGATCGTCAAGATCGGCGAAGACCAGTTCGGCCCGCTCATCCGCACCAGCCCATTCGGGCACAGCGGAGGCGTGCACCTATGCCTCACGATCGAGCTGTGGAACCAGTGGAAAGCCGCTGTCGACAAGGCCATTAGCGACTACAGCGCAACCCGGCTCGCGGCTGGAATCACGCTATGAGGACTTTCACGCCCACCCAGTACCCGGCGCCTGGCCGCCGCATCGTCCACGTCAAGCGGGCCTGCAACGGATGCGGCCAGCTCGTCGGCGACGTCACCGAGCAGGAGATAAACGCCGGAATGGACGGCCTGCCTCTGCCTGATGTGCGTGGTGAATGCGACTGGTGTGCAACACAAGCCGGGCTCGCCTCCGTGTTGGCTGAACAGGCCGAGTTCGAAGCCGACCTGGCCTACCTGCAGGGCTTATCCAGCGCGATTGTGGAGCACGTTCTCCACGCGACCGCCCCCCTCTACTACCCGTGCGGCGCCTCGATCGCGGAGAAGATGCTCGACGAAATCTCGTACCTGCGCGACATCGTCGCCCTGCTCAGGTCGGTGTCCTGATGCGGATCCACTGGTCGTTTCCCACTATCACGGCCGGCGCGATCATCGGCGCCGCCCTCTACTACTCGGTGCCCGCCGGCGCGGACCCGGACCCGGTGCTCGACTACGCCACCCGCAACGCCGGCCGCGTATGCGCCACCCTCGACCGGTATCCGACCCTGGCGGGTGTCGACGGCCTACTCGACGCCGTCCAACAAGACTCCGGATTCAGTGACCACGACACCGGCCGTGCCGTCGGACTCGCAGTAAACAACATGTGCCCCAAACACGCTGATCTGCTTCAGCGGTACGCCTACGCCGTCACCAGCGCGAACGGGGGAGTGGTCGTATGAGTCCTCGTCGGAACCGTAGCCGATCAGCTGACATCGCCGCCAAGCAGCGCGCCTACTACGAGGCGAACAAGATTTGGGCTGATATCGAGCGCACCGCGAGCCCCGCCTGTGACGGCCACGTGACCAACCACGGCCCCGCCACACACATCGTCCGAATCCACCAGCTCGACTGCTGCCAGCCGCACGGCGACCGCGACCCACGCACCCTCACCCCAGACGGCGCCATCGTCCTACTGCTCTGCCTGACCTGCCTATCCGGCACCGCGCAACGCATCCAAGGCGACATCTCCAACCGCCTCGCCGCCCTACCACGCGGCACACACCACATCGCCTGCCTCACCTGCGGGCGCCCCATCGCATGCCTACACGACATCCTCGAAACGGAACGACTGTGACTGACTTCCTCATCCTGATCACCGTTCTCACCGCACTCTGCTCCGTCGCGGCGTTCGCGCTGGGCGACCTGACCGTCAGCGCGTGCGCCCTCGCAATCGGCATAGTCACCTTCGCCGCCGCCGCCACACTGATCCGCCGACACGACGAGGCACAGCGATGATCGGCCCACGCTGCGGAACCGATGTGGACTTGCTCGCAGTCGAATGGGTTGTCACCGAACGTATCCGCCTACCCATCAACGCCGCTGAACGCCGCGAAGTCGTGCGCAGGCTCGCCGGGAAACTCACCAGCGCCGAGATCGGCGAACTACTCGGCATCGCAAAACGATCAGTCGACCGCATCCTCACCAGCATCCGCAACGAACGACGGGAGCTGATCGCCTCATGACGTTCAACATCGGCGACCAAGTGTGGTGGAAGACCACCGCCACCACCATCGCGCGGGGCACAGTCCGCGAACTTGAGGACCGGCCAGGGGTTCAACCCGACGGCGAAACCGGGCTGGTGTACCTCGACCGGTACCAGCTATACCGTTGGTGCGAGCCGGGTGTGTACCGCCCGGGACAGCCCGGATTCATAGCACCAGGCACACCCGAATGGCTCGCTGCGATAACGCCTTCCAAGGTAGCGGCCATCTTGGGTGTGTCGCGGTTCGAGTCGCCGTACCGGTTGTGGCATCGCATGAAGGGCCTGGTCGATCCGGAGCCACCAAAAGACATCTTCGACGTCGGCCACGACTTCGAGCCGGCTGCAGCGAATCGGTGGAAACGCCACAACCCGGGATGGCGCCTCTCGAGCGGCGAAGTGCAGTTCGTCAGCAGCGACCCAGCCACCGGGTTCCCAGCGATCTGCACCCTGGACCGCCGCGCCACCCGGGGCCGCGCCCACCGTGTCGTCGAGTTCAAGACAGCCCGACACCTTGAGGAGTGGGGAGACGACTTCACAGGCGAATGCCCGGAAGACTATGCGGCGCAGTGCATCGCGCAGATGATGTTCACAGGATGGTGGGTCAACCCCGCGCACCTACTTGTGCTGGGCCCGTACTTCAACGACCACATCTACGAGATCGACTGGGACCAAGATGTCACCGCGTGGATGTTGGAGAAGTGCCGCACCTTCTACGCATCGCTGAGCAGCGATACCCCGCCGGAGCTAGATGACAGTGTCGCAACATACGAGTGCATCCGTGAACTACACCCCGAGATAGACGGCACCACGGTGCAAGTCGACCCAGACCTCGGCATGGCAGTGCACAACGCCAACGAAGACCAAAAAGCGTCAGAAGCGAAGCTACGCGGCCTGAAATCGCAGCTTCTCGACCAGATGGGCAACGCCCAGTACGCGGTCATCGGCGAACTGAAAATCGCCGACCGGCGCCCTCACGCACGAGGCGGCGTGAGCCTAAACCTTTCGCGTAAGCACCCCGCCGTCCAACACGCCGAATTGAGGAGCAAAACAGCATGATCGAGCGCTGGTTGCCGATACCGGGATGGGAAGGGCTGTACTCGGTTTCGGATCTTGGGCGCGTGCGCAGTGAGCGTCGGGTCGTGACCCGATCGGACGGGACGCCGTGCACCGTTCGCGAGCGTGTTCTGCGGAGCGGACGGCGCGATGGATATCCCTCAGTTGTCCTACGCAACGTCAGCCACGGCAAGCATCTCAAGGTGCACCACTTGGTGATGCAAGCGTTTATGGGGCCACGTCCTGAAGGCATCGAGGTACTGCATCGCGATGACGATCGCAACAATCCGGCGCTCGCCAATCTCTACTACGGGACGCAGTCGGAAAACCTGTACGACTGCGTACGCAACGGCAATCACGTTCAGGCACGTAAGCGGTCATGCCCCCAGGGCCATGAATTCAACGCGGAGAACACCTATCACTGGGGCGGTAAGCGGTTCTGCAAGCCGTGCCGCATCGCATATCAACGCAGGTACCGAGCCGGAAAGGCAACAGCATGACCGAAATCGCCACCATCGACGAGACGACCACCGACCTCATCCGCGGACAGGTCGGATTCAACTCCACGCAGCGCGCGATGCTTGCCCAGTTGGGACTTTCGGACGCGCCTGAAGGCGATTTGATCCTGTTCTCGCACGTCTGTCAGAAGTCCGGGCTGGACCCGTTCCGCCGCGAGATTTTCATGATTGGCCGCAACACCCAGGTGACGCGATACGAAAAGGTCGATCCGGACGACCCGGAATCCAATCAGCGCAAGGTCACCCGATGGGAAACCGTCTACACCATCCAGACCGGCATCCAGGGCTTCCGTAAGCGGGCCCGCGAACTTGCCGATGAGAAAGGCGACCGGCTCGGATTCGATGGCCCCTACTGGTGCGGCGAAGACGGCAACTGGAAGGAAATCTGGCCGGACACCGACAAGCCGGTCGCCGCGAAGTACATCGTGTTCCGCAACGGCGAGCCCGTGCCGGCTGTGACGCACTACTCCGAGTATGTGCAAACCACCAAGGTCGACGGCGTCGCGCAGCCGAATTCGATGTGGTCGAAGATGCCCCGGAACCAGCTCGCGAAATGCGCAGAAGCTCTAGCGCTGCAACGCGCATACCCCGACGAACTATCCGGGATAGTCCTGGAAGACGCCGCCCAGGTCATTGACAGCGACGGGCAAATCATCAACGAGACACAAAGGCCGCCGGCGCGGGCCCGCGGCGCGGCAGCGCTGCGTGACCGGGCGAAGGCCGAAGCAAAGCCGGACGACCCCGAGGCTGTGAACGCCGACGTCGTCGAGCCGCGGCACGAGGACGTCGCGAGTCAGCCGCGGCCGATGTCGGATGGGTCGCGCCGAAAGTGGCTGAACCGAATGTTCCAGCTTCTCGGCGAATCAGACTGCACCGAGCAGGAGTCGCAACTGACCGTGATCGCGAAACTCGCCAACGCCCCGGGAATTGAGCATCGCGACCAACTCGATGACGGCCAGCTCAAGGGCGTCGTGAACCAGCTGAATCAGTGGGAGAAGTCCGGCCAGCTGGTCGACAAGGTGGCCGACATCCTCGACCAGGCCGCCATCGACGAAGCCCAGGCGGCCGAGCAAGACGCTCAACAAACCATCGACGGCGGCAACTGAGAGGCACGAGCATGGGATCCGAACACCCGTACCTGCAACAACTTCACGCGCAAGCCTCCGCTGCGGGAGAGATCATTTCGGCCGACACCACCACCATCACTGTCGAAGGCCAATTCCCTCCGGGGGTCGTGATCCCACTGCACCCCGGCGCCCGCGTATTCATACTCACCGAGCAAGACGCCATAGACTTTGCCGAAGGCGACTTTCGGTGAAGTTCGTTATTAATTCAGGAACTCTCGCTGAAACTATTGCTGCCGCAATCAGTTCGCTTCCAACCAGACCAGCCGCATCGATCCTCGGTGGCGTACTGGTTGAGGCACAACTCGGAACGGTCACGTTCTCAAGTTTCAACTACAACCGTGCGACCACGCGGCTAACCGCCGCGGACGTAGCTGACACCGACACTGTGGTGGTCGCGGGTCGGCTCCTAGCCGCAGTCGGCGCGAACTTGCCGAAAGGTCCCGAATGTCAAGTGACAGTCGGCAACGCAGAGATGGTGATCGCAACACCGCGAACCGAGTTCCGGCTGCCTGTGCTACACGCCACAGACTATCCACGTCTGCCTGTCATGGGATCGGAGGACGCCATCGGGTGCGTAAACGCTGAATCCTTCAGTGAAGCAGTGCATGTGATTGGCCGGTTTGCCTCCACCGATGCGCTACCAGCCGAGTTTACGGCTCTCAACATCGACTGTCGGCCGGGCCAGATGCGACTGTGTGCCACCGACCGTTACATGATTGCCCGCCGCGAGATTGAATGGACCGGCGCTGGCGAAGCCAACATCAACGTTCCCGCGGCAGACCTGCTGGCCACCATCAAGGCCGCCTCCGGTAACGGCGCCGAACCTATCGAAATACTCTGGAACGGAGCGACATTAGGCTTGCGGACACCGTCAACCACCGTTATCACTCGGGTGCTCGACGAGGAGTTCCCCAACGTCGACAGAGTTCTTAGCCTCAAATCACCGTTTCACGCAGCTGTTACCGTCCCAACCGCCGAGCTGGCGTCAACACTGAAACGTGCAGCGTCGATCGCCGACGACCAAAACGCCCAGATCGACGTCGCGATCAACTCCGACACACTCTCGGTCACAACGACGCAGTCCACCGCCGGCAACATCGACGAGACAGTCGCCGCCGTTCAACACGGGGGAGACCGAAAGATCGCCCTATCCAGCAGGCGACTGCACAACACCCTCAGCGCCATCGACGACCCGAACGTCACGCTCGCCTTCCTAAAGGAAGGACACATGGTCTACGCCTTTCCCGGAGCTATCGACACGAATCTTGTGCCGCCGCAGCGTGACACCGTCGCTGCACTCATGGGAATCAAAGGAAGGGAAGGACAGTAACCGTGTCAGTGAACATGCCACCGGTCGTCTTCGTCGACCTGTATCAAGTGCCAGCCAAGAGCGTGCTCGGCCGCCCCTCCCGGCGGCCGCAGCGTTGGCGCTGGCGCGCCATCAACGGCGGCAACCACAGAGTCCTCGCCGTCAGCTCCGAGGCCTACGTGAACGAGGCCGACTGCCGCGCAGCCATACGCCAACTGTTCGGCACCGGCACCGAGGTCTACCTGCGCCGAGACGGCCACGACAACCAACTTCTCCGATTCGCACAGGACAGCTGATGACCTCGCCGACCCAAGCACCCGACACAACCACCGGCCTGATCCGCCGCGACGGCTGGCGACACAACGCCTGGGGCCTGGTCCCGCCCTGGTGCATCCGCCGCGCGATCGGCCACGTCGTCGACCGAGCACACGAGTTCCCGCACGAACGCGACGCAGCGAACCAAGCAGCCCGCCAGGCCGTCTCGGCAGCACTCGGCCAACCCCTCGGCCTCATCGGCTTCTGGGAAGGCCAACCAGGACGCACACAAGCTGACGTCGAAGACATGTTGGAGAAGGCCATCGCAGGGGCAGCAGCATGAGTACACAAGGCGACGTCTACATAACCACCCTCGCAGCCGGCGATATCTTCGCCGACCCGGCCTACCAGCGCCCAGTCGACATCACCCGGGCTCGCAAGATGGCCGCCCACTGGGATCGCCGACTAGTCGGTGTCATTGAAGTATCTGACCGCGGCGAGTACGCCACACCCCGGTACGCGATCATCGACGGCCAACACCGTTGGGAGGCAGCTAAATGCCTCGTCGACCCGCCCCTGCTGGTGGCCAATGTGCACGAGCTACTGACCGTCGCCGACGAAGCCGCACTGTTCGACAAGCTGAATCGGCAACGCAAGAAGGTCAACATCTTCGAGCACTACAAGGCCAGACTCGCCGCCGGCGACTGGATCATCGGCCGGATTCAGCGCGTGCTGGACAAGCACGGCCTGAAGGTCGATCCCGCGCCACAGGAGGGATGCATCGGGTGCGTAGGAACCTTGGAGAAGGTTGCCGACATCGACGACGCGCTACTCGATGAAACGCTCAGCCTAATCATCGATATCTGGGGCAAACGCCGAGACGGCCTAGACGCACCAATCATCCACGGCCTGGCCTTGATCCTGCATCACCTGCGCCATGACATCGACTTAGAGCGCCTAGTCGACGCGCTGCTGGATACGCTGCCGCGCCAACTGAAGACGCAAGCTGTTGCGCTGCGAGACATGCAGTCAGGAACGCTTCCGGTCTTGACGGCGCTGGTGATCATCAGCCACTACAACAAGCGCCCCGGCCGAAAGGTCGACGCGTCACCACGAACCTTCGGCGGCGTCGGACGCGGGGCTCCACCACCGAAGCACCAAGCATGACCGAATCCCACCTTCCCGGTTGGCATTACGCCGAGGCTGAGCGGCTACTCGCCCAGGTCGGCGAGATGGACCCCGGCCTGCGCGTGACGCAGACGTTCATCGCCCGCGCCCAGGCGCACGCCACACTCGCGCAATGTCAACTGCTTGCCGTCCTACGCGAACACGGGGTCGAACGCGCCCGATGACTGACATGCGAATTGGCTCCCTGTTCTCCGGCGCCGGCGGTCTGGATCTAGCCGTCGAACACATCTTCGGCGCCACGGTCGCATGGCACTGCGAAAACGACCCGGCCGCGAGCAAAGTCCTCGCGCACCACTGGCCGGGCGTGCCGAACCTGGGCGACGTCACCGAGATTGACTGGGCGCAGGTTGAGCCCGTGGACATCTTGTGCGGCGGGTGGCCCTGCCAACCCTTCAGTCTCGCCGGCAAGCGAAAGGGAGTTGATGACGAGCGAGCCCTGTGGCCCGAGGTCGACCGAGCCATTCGCGCACTACGACCCCGAATCATCGTGTTGGAGAACATTCCAGCCGTGCTTGGACCCGAGTTTTCCCGAGTCGCCAGTAGCCTGGCCGCGTGCGGGTACGAGTTCACATGGACTTGCCTACGAGCTAGCGATGTCGGCGCCCCCTATCGACGGGACCGGATATTCATCCTTGCTACCGACGCCGACCGTGGCGGACTCGAGGAACTCACGGAACGCCACCGCGGGCCGGGCGAACCCGGACTCTCGGCATCACAGCGGGACGACGCTGTGCGATGTGGTGATGGAGCTGAGATTGAAGCTGGAGCGTGGGGAGAGTACTGGCCTGCAGTAGGACGTTGGTCGCGCCTCAGTCGCCCAGCGCCGGCCCTTGCCGAGTCTGACCGAAACGGCAAGCCGCGCCTCAATCCCGCGTTCCCCGAGTGGATGCACGGCTGGCCCGCGGGCTGGGTGACCGACCCAGAGATCGGCATCAGCCGCAACGACCAACTGCGCTGCATCGGAAACGGGGTCGTTATCCAGCAGGCGGTAGCCGCGCTGCGGTGGCTGATCAGCGTTTGTGAGGTAGCGGCATGACTGTGACCGAATGCGCGCTGTGCGCCGAACACGAATCCCAGCACGACGACAAGCCCCCACACCGATGCCTGGCCATCGTCGACATCTACCCAGGCCCCAACGGTCCAATCGAGATCCACTGCGAATGCCCAGGCTTCGAACCATCAGACGAGGAGACGGCCGATGTATAACCCACCACCCGAAAAGCCATCGACCCCGAACCCGCTCCTGGTGCTGATCGCGGTCCTCGCCGCGCTCTGGGTGTGGTTCTGATGGGCTTCCAAATCTTCGGCACCAAACACCTCGGCGGCCACCAAGACCCCCCACTCGGATACTGCGACACCTGCAGTGCACCCCTCTGGGACGGACTCATCTGCGACAACTGCAGAGAGGTCAACGACAAATGACCGTCTACGTCGACGACATGCGCCGTCCCGCCCGAGTCGGCCGCCTCAACGCCGTCTGGTCACACCTCATGGCCGACACAGACGAAGAACTCCACGCCTTCGCCGCCCGCCTCGGCCTACGCCGAACCTGGCACCAACACCCCGGCCGGCCAACATCGCACTACGACCTCACCGAGAGCCGACGCCGCGAAGCGGTGAAGCTCGGAGCAGTCGAAATCGGCTACATGAGCCGAGAGTCCATGGACCTTCTCAGGCGAAAGCGGGACGCCTGGCTGGCCGCCAAGGCTGAGCGACACGACCAGGGCGGCCCATCGTGACCGCGCCCTACTACCAAGACGACCAGGTCACGCTGTACCACGGCGACGCGCTGGCCGTCGCCCGTGAACTGCCAAGCGGTGCAGCGGATTGCACGTTTGACTTCGGGGAGCACCAGTGACGGCGTCACCACGAATCACACTATGCCCAGTGAGTTTTCGAGAAGCGTCTCGATTCGTGGCACGCAATCATCGACACCACACACCCCCGGTTGGTCACAAGTTCTCTCTTGGCTACCGACGGCTCATCACCTACACGCTCGCCAGCGAGTCAGGGGCGTCGCTGCGAGGCTCTGGTTGGCGCGTAGTCGCCGAACGTAGTGCCCGCCCAGGTTGGGACACGCCTGGCCGGCAGCGGCTCAATCGCAGCACTGAACACGGCATCCAGCGCACCCTATGGGAGGCGCCATGACCGCGCCCACCAGCGACGAGCAGGACCGCCGGTACCGGGCGTTCCTCTGCGTGGGTTGCGGCGAGAAACGCTACAGCGCCGGGCGTACCCGGTGCGACGAGTGTCATCGAAAGCACGTCCGGCCCTACGAGCCCGGGCTGACGCCGGCACGGGACAAGAGGCCGACCTGATGCCCTGGTTCTACGTCGACGACGGCTTCTCCGACTCGAAGCCCGTCCTGAACATGCCAGACCGGTACAGGCTCGCTGCATGCGGACTATGGGTACTCGCGGGCAGTTGGTCGGCGAAGGAGGAAACCGACGGTCTGGTGCCTGGTTCGAAGCTGCGGCAACTCGGGGCGCGCGCCCCCATCATCGCGGCCCTGACGGACTCTGGCCCGCTCTCGGCGCCGCTTTGCACCCGAGTTTCGGACGGAATTCAGTTCAATTCCTGGGACAAATGGCAGCCAACTAAGGCCGAACTTGTCGCAGAACGCATCGAAAACGAGCGCAAAAGAGAAGCAGAAGCAGAGCGGAAACGGAACGAAAGAGCCGCAAAAAACGGGACAGATCCAGGTCGAGCACGCCGACGACGCAAGGGAAGAAACGCTGTCACCAGCACAAACACCGGAACCATGCTCGAAGAGTCCGAAACATGTCCGACCGGACAAACAACGGACATCCAACGTGACTCGCGCGCGGGCGCGGGCGCGCGCCTGGACCCGACCCGACCCGACCCGACCCGACCCACTAATCCTTTGGCTGATTTAGGAGGGGGAGTCACCCAAGTAGCACCCACCGAAATTCCCCCCCGCCCCCAATGCCCCGACCACAAAGAAAACTCCGAAGGCAAGTGCCATCACTGCAAGCTGCGCCGCCAATGGGACGAAGACCACGCAGCCAAGATCAAGTCAGACGAACTCGATCGCCGACGCGAAGCCAAAGCCGCAGCACAAAAAGCGCTCCACGACTGCCGGCTCTGCGACGAGTACGGCTGGCTACTCGGCGAAGACGGCACCCCAGTAGAACCGCCCACGAAATGCACCGTGCACCAGCAGGCGGTGACCCATGCATGACCTCGACGACGACGACCGCGACCCCTACCCGCCGCCCTGGCATGCCGGCCGTGAGGCGTGGAGGCCGGTTATCGGCTACGAAGGCTGGTACGAAGTAAGCGACCAGGGTCGCGTGCGCAGTGTGGACCGCTGGATTCCGTACCGCGACGAGAGTAGTCGCCGAAGCAGATTCCATCGCGGAAAAATCCTCGCTGTTGATACCAAGGGCCGGTATCCACGCGTTACGCTGCGCCGCCACCAACACTTCAAGAAGACCGGGATCCACCAGCTCGTCTGTGCCGCGTTCCACGGACCATGCCCCTCCTGGGCCACCGAGATCCGCCACCTCAACGGCGACGCTTTCGACGCCCGCCCTGAAAACCTCGCATGGGGAACACATTCGGAAAACATGCAGGACAAGATTCGTCACGGAAACAATCACCTACTGACCAGGGATCACTGCCCACACGGGCATGGATGGACCGAGGAAAACACCTATCGGCCGCCAAATGGCCGTGGACGAATCTGCCGCGAATGCACACGGATTACCAATCGCGCTGCCTACCACAGGCGCAAGGCGGTGAATCCCGGTGCCTGAATATGCGGTTGGACCTGGCAGTCACACAAGCAGGCGCGGTCCGGTGGTGACCGCGTATTTGGACACCGAAGCCCTCGAACACGCCTGCACCAACTGCAACGCCAAGCCTGGCGACTTCTGCCGCCACGACACCGAACACGGCGGCGGACAACGCAAAGTGCCCTGCCCCAAACGCATCATCACCGCCGCACAAGCAGGAGCACCAAACCAAAAATCCAAAGGGGACCAGTGATGCCAGACCACGAACACCAGCGCGAACTCGAAACCGCCGGCCCAAAACCCCTCACACCCGAACAAGCAGCCGCCTTCGACCGCCTCAAAGCCATCAACGACCAGCTTGAGATCTGGCACAAAACCCGCGAAATCGCACTCGACCAGTCACTGCTTTCCCACGCCGCGATCCGTCGAATCCGCCGCCTGTACCAGGACTTCGACGCCAAACACCCCAACACCACAGAAGGCGCACAATGACCGCCCCAGAACTCGGCCCTTGCCGGTGCAACCCGGCACACGAGCACTCCGACTTCCCCCCACACGCATGCGCCGACTGCGGCTGCCCTGAACATCGCCCGGTCGAGACAGCCGACAGCATCACCCTCCGCGGCGCCCAGACGCCCACAGAGCCGCCAACACCGCCGACCCTGCTGACTATCCCCGCCGAGATCAACTTCGCGGAGCTGCGGGTCACACAGACCGCGCAATGGCTCGACCAGATCATCGCTGGCATCCAAGAAACCCACCCAACACCCGCCGACCACCCACTAGCCGTCTGCGCACTCGCCGACCTACTCGAGCAAGCCATGCCCGACCACATCGACCCACTCGACGCACTCGCACTCGCCATCCGCCGAATCCGCGCCACCAACATCAGCGCCCATACAGGCCCACGACGAGCACTCGAAACCATCCGCAGAAAGCTCCAACGATGAGCACCGAAGATGACTTGAGGAGAGCCGAGCACAAGCTCGCCCAAATCGCAGCGATCGTTGGCCCTCAAGAATGTTCCTACGAACTTGACCGCTACCGATTCAGTGATGCCCAGCGGTGGAATCTAAAATCAGACGAGGTTGCGCGGAGGTGGGGGACGCAGAATCCGGGCCCACTCGTGAGCGAACTTATCGCCGGCACGAGCTACAGCCAATGCCCGCACTGCACCGCGGCGGGTCTCACCAGAGAACTACTGCCGGACTGTATTCGCAAAGTGGATGGCGAATTCGTTGCACCGAAACCTGAAGACTTACGCGAATTTGTCACCTGTAGCCGGTGTCACCACTACGAACTGTTCCCGATCTCTGGTGACGACCCGAGATGGAAAGACCACCCAATCTGGAAACTGACGTTTGGCTCACAACACCCCATCCTCGACGGCCGGGAGCGATTCGAATGAGCTTCCCAGCCCGATACGACGGCCGCTGCGCCAGCACCGACTGCGACTACGGCGACCACATCAGCCCCGGAGACGACGTCGAATACATCGACGACGAACTCATGCACGTCGCCTGCGCCACCCGCACACGCCGATACCCACCCCTATGCCACAGCTGCCTAACCCACCACAGAGGGGAATGCCTGTGACCATCCAACTCTTCAGCACCAACACCAAGCCATGGATGGCCAAAGCCGCATGCACACAAGGCGACCCAGACCGATTCTTCCCCGAAACCAAAGACAAAGCCGCCGCCAAGAAAGTCTGCAACACCTGCCCAGTACGTGCCCAGTGCCTCAACCACGCCATCGAACACGACGAATCATGGGGCATCTGGGGCGGCCTCGACGAAAAAGAACGCCGCCACCTCCAACGCGTCAAGAAACAACCCACCATCACCACACAATGCGGCACCTACACCGGCGCCCGAGCCCACTACCGCCGTGGCGAAGAAACCTGCCCAGCCTGCCGCGCAGCCATCACAGCAGAATCCAGACAACGCCGCGGCTACCAACCACGAACCCAACCCACCAAACCACCAACACCAGGCCCCAAATGCGGCACCGAAGCCGGCGCCAAAGAACACAACACCCGCCAAGAACAAACCTGCGACGACTGCCGGCAAGCCGCCACCCAAGCACGCCGCCGCCGAATCGGACTCACCGCATGACCGTCCACAGCTGCCTCGCGGGCCCCGCATGCCGCAACAGCACCGGCCGCCTGGGCGCCACCACAATCACCCCCAACACCCTCTGCCCGGCCTGCAACACCCACATCACCAACGCCATCCGCCAACTCCCCAACGACTGGGCCCAACTCCGCAACGCACTAGGGGAGAGGTCCAGTACCACCGGCACCAAGATCCGCTCCACCCCAACCCCGGCCATACCGATCTCGACCCGCCGAGAAGCACTCATGGCCGCGATCGTCGACATGACCGACCGCGCCGCCGCCATCGTCTCCAATCAGCTCCACACCGGCCAGCCCGCCACCTACCACGGCCGAGGCATCCCGAAACACCCCGAACACACCGTTCGCGTCTCCGTCGCCCTCGTGGAGCCGAACATCACTCGTCTCGCACAGGCCCCGGCCGAGCCGATGCTCATCTGGGCGAAACCCCGCCGCTGCAACATCCACACCCGGCTCATCGACGCCGCCGACGACGCCCTCACAGCCGCCACCACACCCGCCGCCACCGAGAAGGCCTACAAACGCATCGGCCGCGCACACGCCATCGCAGGGGTCTGCGACGACTGCAACGGCTGGGGCAACTACGGCCAAGCGCGCGAGCAAGTCGAAATGACCGGAGCAGAACTCCTGCTCGAGCTCGTCGACCTACACAACCAAGCCCGCGCCGAACTCGGACACACACGCCTACGCCACACCTACCCGATGCCATGCCCCAGATGCGGCGCCCGCGTCGGCCGCGACGACGGCCAAACCATCATCACCTGCGACAACCGCGACACCTGCCGCGCCTCCTGGACCGAACGCGAATACCAGTTCCTCGCCGGATTGATCACACGCGAAAGGCTCGACATGGAAATCCTCAAATGGCTACTCGCAGAGGCCTACGCCCGCCTCGACGACGTCCAAGCCCGCATCAGCAAGATCACCGCCGCCGACACCGCCACACTCGAACTCCCCGGAGCCTCAGAAATCATCATCGAAGCGGTTCGCCAAGCCACCAACGGCCACCAAACACCAGCCGAACGCGCAATAGCCACAGACCGCAAAGCCACCCAAGAACGCCAAACCACCGAAGACAACTGGGCATGGCGCAACGAAACCCCATACCGGCCACCAAAACCCAAACCCCGCAAAGCAACACGCCAAGCCGGACCGCCAATCGAAGAACTCGTCAACCCCGAACAAGCCACCAACGCATGCCAGCAATGCAACATGATCCACAAAGGAGTATGCGCGTGAAGCACTACCGAGTAATCGAGATCGCCAAAGAGGGATTGCGCTGGTCAATCATCGAACTGACGAACAACAGCAACGCGCGCGAGGTCGCCAGGTTCTACAACGAGGACGAAGCCCACGGCTACGCCGACGGTCGCCGCAGAACGACATAGCGCAGCGTTATCGGCGCAGAAAGGGCAACATGAGTAACCTAGTTCCGGCCGAGGATATTGAGCGGATCGTCGGGGCGTCCCGGCACTCAACCATGCATATCGGGCGGGCCATCTCATCCGAACAGACCGTCTACATCCTGCACTCACATGAGTGCAAGGACAGTGGAATCGACTTGCGCGAGTGCGAACTGTCACTGGCGCTTGATCGTGGGATCGAACGGCCATCATGGGCAGGCTATGAGGATCGCCCCGTCGCGCTCGGCATCATTCATGAGCGGCTGGTGCCGCTGGTCGACCTCACTGAGAACCCTGCGTAATGGCCTGCCCGCATCCCGGATGTGCATGCAACGGCAAGCCCGATCTTGGTCGATGCCCGTGCGGGCGCTGGAATCTTTACGTCGGCGCGTACGACCGCCACGGCAAGACAATCCGTTGTCGCGGCTGTCTCCGAATACCGGCCGAATGCCGCTGCGGTTGTCGATGAGCGGACGGACAATGAAGAAAACGCAACGCCGCCGATGGAACGTGAAGCCCTGGCCCTGGCCCGGCGACAGCCGCGAAGACAAAGCCAAACGCGTCGCCCTCTCCTACCGACAGCTCGCCTTCGACATAGCCCAAGGCCGTTGCGACGACCCTGCCGGCGATCTGCACCGACTCGACCAACGCTGGTCGTCATACGGCGTGTACTGGCCCGTGCCGAACTCGATTCCGGTGGATCTGGAGGAATGGCTTAGCGCCGCCGAGTTGGCGCACTACGTCGACCGCACACCCGCGGACATCTACCGCTGGGCCCGCCGCGGCGCCATCGAGCAACGCACTAGCGCGGACGGCGCACCCGAATACCTACTACGCTCCGCGCTCGAATACCAGCGATGTCAACGCGAACGGCGCCGCTCAAACTGAGTCAGCCCGCGGCAGCGAGCTGACTCACACGTTGAAACGACACCCCGACCAACGTGGCAATGTCACGCATAGGAATCCCATCACCGGCCAATTCCTTTGCCAACGCTTGAGCCTGCTGCATCGCCTCATCTTCCAACGCCCGAGCCTCTTTCCGCGCGGCAAGAATCCGTTGTGAACGCTCCTGCACATTCCGCGCATGGGGCGTGTCGGAGATACGAACACGAACATCAACCGATGAAATCGGAACGTCAAGAGCAACAGCAATATAGCTACGCGCCTCATCGGGAACGTCAGCCAGTCGAGCTGCCTGAGTGACGCCGTTAAGTTCTGGAATCTCGACAGCCCACCAGCGACCTTCACGGCCGGTGACGCGAACCTCGTAAACCACGATCATTGCCCCTTTCAGCAGTCGCAGTTGTCTATGGCCTGGCGGATAGAACGGACGACGCCCGGCCGGATCGAACGGTGTCCACTCGGAACGATCACGGTGTGCTTCCCGGTCGCGCATTCCCACATCGTGTGGCTACCCTTCGCGTCGCGCTTCTGGGACCAGCCGGCGCGACGGAGTTCCTTGAGGATTTTCGTCGTCTGCTCTTCACTGACCATGACATTAGTCTAGTCGCTAGACTATATCCAGTCAAGCGACTAGACAAATAAATCTGCAGGTCAGAAGGCATAAATGCAACGCCAGACGAAACAACGCGTCGGCGCTGACGGTAGCCCTGAGTACTCTCTCTCGCATCAGCGATCGCCTACCGCGATGAAACGCCAAAGACCCACCACAGCCGGAAAGTGACAAATTCCGTATTCATGAATACACTCAATCGCAGGTCGAATACTGCCCCAAACCAGGCAGCGGTCGACCATCCATCTTGGGACCTCGTCCGGACCCGCATAGAAGCGAACGCAATCCGAAGTGAATCGGGCTGCTGGAATTGGCCGAACGCATCACCGGACGGCTACGCAAAGCTCACCATCAGCGGGGTTCGTGACCGAGTCCATAGATGGGCCTTCCGAGCCTACGTCGGCCCCATCGAAGACGGTCTGCACGTGCTTCATCACTGTGACAACAAGCGATGCTGCAACCCCACCCACCTATTCCTCGGAACACACGCCGACAACATGAAAGACATGGCGGACAAGGGAATCGGTGCGCGAGGACTCAACAACAGCTGCGGCAAGCTAACCGACGAACAAGTAGTCCAGATGCGCGCCAAATACAAGCGAGGATTCCCGATCTCATGGCTGGCCGACGAATTCGGTGTGCACCGCAACTACGTGCACCAGATTGTACGGAACAAATCGGTGAAAAACGGCCGGAGCGCGCGGTACCACGCAGGCCAACCCGCGTCATAAAACCAACCCCAAGGGGAGGTGCACGATGGCCGCAGGCGTCGACACCAGCCCAGGTGTAGGAGCATCCGCAGCCCTCAACCGGTATTGGGTCAGTGGCCCGGGACGCGCCAAATGGGCAGACAGTGCCACCCCATACCGCACCCTGCTGGCGCTGCTGCTCAAGTACATGTCGAGCGCCAAGGCGCACGGTCTGGCCGCCGAGTACTATCACAGAGTCTTCGGCAGGTGGCCCGGCAAAGGCCACGGCAACTGATGCCGCGCGCACCACGCCGCTGCCCAGGCGGCAACGGCACGTGCACTGAGCTGATCGTCAACCGCCGATACTGCCCCGAGCACACCATCGCATGGGCAGGCGAACGCACAGCGTCAAGCCGCGTGACATCCGCGGCCGGATGGAAGCAGTTCCGCGCATCTATCCTCAAGCGCGATGGATACCAGTGCCAGATTGCGTACCCGGACCGGTGTATCGGATACGCGACAACAGTCGACAAGATCATCCCGGCAGCGCGCCGGCCAGACATGGCACTAGATCCTGACAATGCTCAGGCGGCATGCGAACCATGCCAAGCGCATAAGGGCCGGACCGAAGACAAGTGCTGGCCAGAATAGGTTGTCGGTGTTTCTTGTGACAATTGCACTCATGCCGACGGCCCGCTGTAAGCAGTGCAGCAACACGTTTGAATACCCCTCTGGTACCGGCAAGTGGACCGCCTGCTGCAGCGACGAATGCCGCGAACAGCGAAGACTCCGCCAGGCTGAACTAGCCCGCCAAGACTGGCCAACTTGCTCTGTTCAAGAATGCACCGCCAAGGTTCGTAGCGGCCGCGCAACGATGTGCGATAAGCACTACTTCCGTGTTCGCCGCAACGGCACACTGAAGCTCACCAACCCACAGCGGGCGCAACGTGGTGTGTGCATCATCGACGGGTGTACCAAACCCGACGTCGGCCGACATGGGTACTGCAACAAGCACTACTCACGCAAGATCCGAAACGGTGACCCAGAGCTGCTTCTCGGCGGACCAACGCCCAAGCGCGGACCCGACAACGGCATGTGGCGCGGCGACCAGATCGGATACGGAGCAGCCCACGACCGTGTGAAGCGTATCCATGGGTCGGCTTCACAACACAAATGCGCGGATTGTCCGGCACAAGCAGCGCACTGGTCGTACAACCATGATGACCCAGACGAGCTGCGTGCGCCCCAGGGTGCATACAGTCACAAAGCCGACCACTACAGCCCCCGTTGCGTGCCCTGCCACAAGCGGTTCGACCTCGAACGAGTTGGCGGAACGGCCAAGCTCGACCTGTCCGCCTGACCTGACGCCAGTACCCCCCATGGGTACCACCCCTCTCCCCGGGTAAGGGCGGATCGCCGCGGGGTTCTGTGAAATATGGTCTGTACGGGTTGGGGAAAAACCCCCGGGGGGCGTACTGCCGAATTCGCTTGCGCGGTAAGAGATTTCATATCAACTCAAGTCTGTTGTGACGCAACATGTTTCATCATCCCGATATGGGATGGCGAATCCTTTCCTGATATAGGAGCCTTGCGATGTCCGGACCACCTGCGAAGCATTCCTCAACTCGTGCGAGGCGCAACCAGACCAGCACGAGGGCATTCCTGACGAAGCCGGACGACGCCGGCGACGTTCCCCAGCTGCCGACGACCATCGAGTGGTTTCCGGACGTGGTGACTTGGTGGGACGACCTGTGGACGTCGGAGCCGCGCGACGAATGGATTGACGCGGATCTCCATCTGCTGATAGTCGCGGCGCGTCTGTATCAGATGATGCTGGACCCGGAGACGAAGGTGACGGCGGCCAAGGCACTTGCTGGTGAGTTCCGGCAGATCATGGTGCAGTTCGGGCTGACACCGATGGCGCGGCGGACGTTGCAGTGGAATATCAGCAAGCCCGACGGCGGTGGTGATCCCAAGCCGCCGGCGAAGAAGACCACCACCAGGAAGGTTGCGCCGAAGAAGGCCGTAGCCGATCCTCGGTCGCGGTTCAGGGTCGTCAACGGCGGCTAGCGCCGCGTGGACTTCGTCGTCCCTCCGATCGAACCGGAGGGCCAAGAGTTCCCCACCTTGGGGGGCCAGGTTTGCGCGTTCCTCGAGGAGCGTGCCTGTTATGGGCCCGGCGACCTCAAAGGGAAGACTCTCGAACTTGATCCGGACCGGGTAGCGATCATCTACCGCGCCTACGAGGTATGGCCGATGGGTCACAACCGGGCCGGGCGGCGGCGGTGGAAGCGGATCGCGGTCTCGGTGCGCAAGGGGTTCGCCAAGACAGAGTTGATGGCGCTGATCGCGTACGCCGAGCTGCATCCGGAGTCGCCGGTCAGGTTCGACGGGTTCAACCGAGACGGCGGCCTTAAGCAGGGCCGTCCCGTGTTCGACCCGTACATTCCGATGCTTGCCAACGCCAAGCTGCAGGTGAACGAGCTCGCTTTCGGTGCGCTGAAGTACATCTGCGAGGAAGGCCCAGATGCGGATCTGTTCGATTCGTCGCTGGAACGGATCATTCGGCTCGATGTCCGCGGCCGCGCCGACGGCAAAGCGGTCCCGCTGGCCAACGCGCCGGACTCGAATGACGGTGGTCGCACGACGTTTCAAGGTTTCGACGAGACGCACCGCCTGTATCTGCCGTCGGAGCGTGCTGCGGTGACGACAATGGAAGCCAACCTCGGCAAGCGGGTCGCGCAGGATCCATGGTCGATGTCGACGACGACCGCCGGGGAGCCCGGCCAGAATTCTGTCGCTGAGACGGATCACTTTGAGGCTGAGGCGATGGCGCGGGGCGAGATCAAGCGGCCGCGAATGTTCTACTTCCACCGCCAAGCGTCCGACGACTGGGACATGGACAAGTTCGAGGACCGCGTCGAGGCGATCCGCGAGGCCTCTGGCCCGGAGCTTGCGGCGCGCACCGACTTGGAAGACCTGGCGTCGCAGTGGGACATCCCGAACGCGGACAAGCCGTATCTCGAGCGGGTCTGGACGAATCGGTGGACGCAGCAGGGGCTGCAGGCGTTCAACCTTGGCCTGTGGAAGACGCTGGCGCGTCCGCAGCTTTCGATTCCTCGCGGAGCGTATGTGACCGTTGGGTTTGACGGGGCACGGTTCCGGGATGCGACGGCCCTGGTGATGACCGACGTCAAGACCGGGTTGCAGCAGTTGGAATTCTTGGCCGAGCAGCCGCTGAACGTCGAGGACTGGGAGGTCGACGAGGCGGCGTTGACGGCGAAGTGGAACTACCTTCGCCGGAACTACAAGGTGTTGCTGTGCTACGGCGACCCGGCTTGGTTTTCGGCGACACTGGGTGCGTGGTCGGCGAAGGCGGGCGTCAGCCTGATTACGAAGCGCCCTATTGTTCAAGAGTTTTGGACGAACAAGCAGGACCGAATTGTCAAGTCGCTTCTGGGGTATGAGTCGGCGATCAACTCGGGTGTGGTCACCTACTCCGATGTCGACTATTCGACCGGCGAGACCACGAAGCACGGCGACCTGACACGTCATGTCGGTAACGCCGGCAAGAAACTGTTGAACATCGTGGATCTGCAGACCGGCAAGCGGAAATGGATCCTCGGCAAGCTCCACAAGGACCGTAAGTTCGACGGCGCTATGGCGGGGGTTTTGTCCTGGGACGCCCGCATGGAGGTACTACCGCTGTTGCCGAAGTCGAAGAAGCGTGTGATCACGCGGATCAGATAGAAGGGGTGACGATTTGGCTGATCTCGCCCCCGCTCTTGAACCGTTGACTCCGGAGAAGTGGTTTAGGCGCTTGTCGGGCATGTTTGTTGAGCCGACGCGGCCGCCGTGGCAGGACGGTTTGCAGCGTCCGTCGACGGTGGCTTACGCGGATGGGTTGTCGCCGTGCCAAGGGTCGGTTTCGCGGTACGCGACGCCGCGTCACAAGTTCTTGGACACGTTGTGGTCGTACTATGTTGGTGATCCTCCGCTGCCGCAGATCGAGCCCGAGTACCACGATGTGTTTCGCAGCGTGCTGCGCAAGTCGCGGTCGAACTACGCGCCAATGTGTGTCGCGGCGATGCTGGATCGACTTGAGCTGCAGGCGGTGTCGACGTTCGTTGATTCGGACACCGACGGCGACGATCTGGCCGCTGAGATCATGGACGAAACAGGATTTGCGGCGTTCAGCAAGGATCTATTTGCCTACGGGTTCGGGATGGGCGAGTCCTACGGGATGGTAGTTCCCGGAGGCCCCGGCGATCCGGTGTTGTCGAACGGTCGGCCGTCTCCGTCGATCCATGCCATTGATCCGCGGCGGTGCATCGGTGTACCGGATTGGCGCAATCCGGTGCGGCTGTCGGCGGCTTTGGTCCGTCAGTACGACCCGATCATGGAGCAGAATATCGCGTTCCTGTTTCTGCCGGGCTGGAAGTGGACGCTGCGCTGGGATACAGGCAAGCGTAAGTGGGATCTGGTCAGCGAGCGGCCAGAGCCGGTCGTGGGCCTTGAGAAGTTGGGCGGCATTCCGATTGTGCGGTTCGACAACCTAAACGGGATGGGGGAGTACGAGCCACATCTGGACGTACTGGACCGCATCATCGACACCACGCTGCAGCGGATCATCGGGTTCTGGTACCAGGCGTTGCGGCAGCGCGCGTTGCGTGGTGACGAGGACGAAGAAGAGGAAGAAGACAGCCCGGACGCCGCCGCCGCGGAGCCGATCGACTACGACAAGCTGTTCCGCGCGGGTCCGGGGGCGCTGTGGCGGATTCCGAAAGAGTTCGAGATTTGGGAGTCGCAGCAGACGGATTTCGGCCCGTTGCTCACCGGTAAACGTGACGATGTCCAGGAGTTTGCGGCGGTCAGCAGCACACCTCTGCACCTGATCAGCCCTGACGCCGCAAAGGGGTCGGCTGAGGGCGCGGGCCTATTGCGCGAGGCTTTGACGGCGAAGGTTCGTGACCGCCGTGCACGGTTCACACCGTCTCTGAAGTTGCTTTGGCGTATGGCGTTTGCGTTTGCTGGTGAATCTGAACGAGGCAAGAGGATGCGGCTGCACTGGGGCCCAATCGAGTTCCGGACGTTGGCCGAGCAGGCGTCGGCGTCGTCGCAGGCTCAGGGGACGCTGTCGACTGAGGATCGGTGTGAGCGGATTTGGCAGATGCCGCCCGATGAGACGGCCCGCAATATGCAGCGGCTGACCGCCGAGGATCTGTTGCGTGCGCCGGCGCCGGGCCAGCCGGCGCAGACATCGCCAGGGGCCGGCGAGCTGGCGCCGGCAACGGCTTTGGCTGGGTCTGCGACCGGCGATGACGGCGCCCGGTAAGCCAGCCACCTATCAGCAGGCGCTGGCTGAAGCGGCGAAGATACATGCTGCGCGTAGCGCCGCACCTGATCTGGTCGCGGTTACTGCGCATTTGTCGGAGCAGACTACGCAGGCCCGGGAGCGCGCGGCGGTGTGGGCCAAGCGCGCGATCCTGGCGCTGTGGTTATCGGTGAACCCGTATGACGGGGTGCAGGTTCGAGAGTTTGTGACCAAGGCAGCGGCGCTGATGGTGTCGGCGCAGACCGCGGCGGCCCGGGTTGCCGCTGCGGGGCAGACGCAGCAGCTGGGGGCGCTGGGGATTCCGGTGTCGGCGGCACCGTCGAACCCTGTCGATGTGCGGGCCCCGGCCGCGGTGGTGCGCGGCGGCAAGGTTCGGCTGCGGTACCGAGGCGCGAAGGTCGACTACACCGGGGCAGGCGATAGCGCGAAAGTGTCGGCCGCGGAGATGTCAACGGAGTCTGTATTTCAGCGGCCGGCCGCGCTGTTCCGATATCTGATCTCGCAGGGTGAGCCGAACGCTGACGCACAAGCAGTAATGCGGATCGGCGCGCTGATCGACGACAACCTGATGCTCGCCCAGCGGTTGGCGCAGCAGGAAGTCTTGGCTAAGGCCGTCGACCTGGATGACAACCGGGCCGGACGCGGCCGGCGGCGGGCCAAGATCATCGGCTATCGGCGTGTGATCCACCCGGAGCTGTCTCGCGGCGGCACGTGCGGCATGTGTATTGCCGCGTCGGACCGGATTTACAAGGTCGGCGAGCTTATGCCGATCCACCACCTGTGCCACTGCACGATCGCCGCGGTAACCGAAGACCATGACCCCGCGGACGATCTGAACGCAGTCGATCTCAACGCCCTGTACAAGGCGGCTGGTGGGACGTCGGCGGCCCACCTGAAGCGAACCCGCTACGTGGTCGACCAGCACGGCGAGCTGGGGCCGGTGTTGGTGCCGAAACGCAAGTACAAGCCGCGTAGCGAAGCTTCTCGTAAGAGGTCCGGCGGAACCGCGGTGTCGGATCCGGAATCCAAGGCGCAGATCGCGGCACGACTGCTACCGGGGCTGGAAAAGAACCTGCAGGACTTACGCAACAAGGGCCTATCGGAAGATTCACCGCAGATCTCCTATCACAAGAGAGCAATCGATCGCCTCCGCGGCGACTTGAAAGCGGAGATGAGATCCGTCGGGCCGGTTCGACGATGACCTCAACCTTGTGTTTCCCAGGGGCCATTTCGTCTACGCACATCGAACTTCCGCCTGGTTAACGGCGGCAGGCCCGCTATGGGCGCCACATCTCACCCGATATGGGAGTTGCATTGTCCACACCACTTTCTCAACCAGGTACGAGTCAGCAAGCATTGTCAGACGCCGCGAATGCGGCTACTGGTGGCCAGCCGCAGGGCAACGGCCAGCAGCAGCATGGCGGCGGCCAGGGGCAGCAATCCGGTGGCACCGATATGGGGTTCCCGGCCGAAACGCCTGTCAAGGACATGTCTGTCGAGCAGCAGCTGGCCTACTACAAGCACCAGAATCGTCAGGCCGACAACAAGCTGTCCGCGTTCAAAGGTGTTACACCGCAACAGGTACAGCAGATGCAGCAGCAGCTCGACGAGCAAGCCAACGCGAAGCTGTCGGCTGATCAGAAGGCGGTCAAGGATGCCGAGAAGGCTGCCCGTGCGGCCGCTGATGCTGAGTGGCGGCCGAAGTACCAGGCGTCCGAGCTGAAGTCGCTCGCCAGCCAGGTACTCAAGGGTGAGCAGCTGAAGTCGTTCATGGCGGTCACGGATCCGGCGAAGTTCGCCGGCGAGGACGGTGAGATCGACGAGGAGAAGGTGATGGGCCACCTGACAGCCATTTTCGGCGCGGACGGCGGCCAGGGACAGCAGCCCGGAAACGGCGGCCAGCAGCAGCACCAGCAGCCGTCTTGGGGGCAGCACAGCGGCGGCACCGGTGGCCAGATACGGCCCGGCGAAGCCGGCAGAGCCGAAGCGGCTAAGCGCTTCAAAACCACGTAACCGAAAGGACGCACGCTATGTCGACCGACATTTCGTTGCAGACGACGACCTATCAGGTCGGCAACAAGCAGTGGCTCCTGGACGAGCCCACGTTCAAGCCGAATGTGACGCTGGACATTTCGAAGTTCTCGCGCGACGAGGCCCAGCTGCTCACGATCGATGCCACCGGCGGTACCTACACCCTGGCCTTCGATGGCAGCGACCCGACCGCGGGTATCGCAGAGGCCGCGACCGCTGCCGCGGTGCAGGCGGCGCTGGCTGGCCTGTCGACGATCGGCGCGGGCAACGTGTCGGTCTCTGGCGCTGACGGCGGCCCGTACACCGTGATATTCCAGGGCGCGCTGGCCAGCCAGGACGTTCCGCTGCTGGTCGCCGACGACGCGCTGCTGACCGGTGGTGGCTCATCGGCGACGGTGTCGCTGGTCAACCCGGCCCACTACGCCAACGGCTACATCCCGTCGGGCACCGCGATCGGCGAGATCACCGCGACGCCGGGTCTGTTCGGCCCGTACGACGACACTGCCGTGGACGGCCGGGACGTCTGCTACGGGCTCACCTACGCCGACGTGCGCGCGGTCCATCAGAACGGGACCGTCGCCGACATGGTCGGCACCGGCGCTGTCGTGTCCGGCGCCGTTTCCGCGTCGAAGCTGCCGTTCCAGTCCGGGACGGGCTCGATCGACGCGAACGGCAAAGCCGACTTGCCCACCATCCGGTTCGAGGCCTGAGAGGAGATTGACTGATGGCACTTTTCCTGGACGGCCCACTGCCGCTCGAAGATGTCCTGACGTTCACGCAGGAGATTCCGATTCCGTCGAACAACCGCTTCACGGCGGACTTCCCGACGCGGAACTACCCCGGCACGGACGAGATCGACTTCGCGACCATCACGAGGACCAACCGTGCGGCGAAATTCCGCAACTGGGATGGTTCGTACTGGGTCGCGCCGCGTGACACCGGTTCGGAGAAGCGGGTTCGGATGCTGCCGCTGGGCGGTCAGCTCAGTGTCGGCGAGTACGAGCGCCGCCAGATCGAATTCGCCCGTGTGGGCGGCACGATCCAGTCGATCCTGGTCGACGCGATCTACAACGACCTGGAAAACCTGACCAGGTATGCGCAGAACCGCGTCGAGATGGCGTGGGGCGACGTCCTCACCGATGGCATTCTCACCATCGACGAGAACGGCGTCAAGCAGCAAGTCGACTACGGCATCCCGGCCGCTCAGAAGGTGACGGCCAACACGTTGTGGTCCGACCACGCCAACGCCACGCCGCTGACTGACCTGATCACCTGGACCGGCGTGTGGTCGGGTATCAACGGGATGCCGCACGGGCAGTTCCGCACTTCCACCGCGGTCGTGCAGGACCTGATGCAGAACAAGCAGTTGATCGACGCGATCAAGGGCGACCAGACCGGCGTCACCTGGGTGCCGATCTCGGAAATCAACGCGTTCTTGTCCGGCTTCGGTATCCCGCCGTTCGTGGTGCCGACTGACGGCCAACCCGGCGGGTCGATCTACAGCTCGAGCTTCGACGTGGACGGTGTCACCACCGCTTCCTACCCGGCGGACCGGCTGCTGTTCTTGCCGGCCGATCTGTCGACGCTCGGGTTCACCGCTTGGGGTACCCCGACCACGGTGATGGAGCTGAACGCCAAGAACGTTCAGGTCGAGACTGCGACCGGGATTATCGGCATCCTGGTCCGCGAGGAAGCGCCGCCGTTCGTCAAGCGCACGTTCGTCGACGGCGTTGTTCTGCCGGTCATTGCCGACCCGCGCAAGATCCTCGTCGCCAAGGTCCGGTAACAGGGAGAAGAGAGGTTCTGCAGATGGCGTTAATTGGCGAGCACACGGTCTACCTGCGTGACGATGACGGCACCGTGCACACCTTCCTGCCGGGCCAGCGTGTGCCGGCGTGGGCGGCCAAGCAGATGGGTCCGCATTGCTTCGCCAAGGACCAGCCGGACGAGGAAGTGGCCGACTTCAGCCGCGGCGGTGGTGAGGGGCCGCCGCCGCGCGCCGGCGCGGGATCCGGGCGTGGCGCCTGGGCGGATTACGCCGCAGCTCACGGTATCGACGTCGATGAGGACTGGAAACGCGACCAGATCATCGACGCCTGTGAGGATAAGGGCATCGCGGTCGAGTGACCGAAGGCAAGTTCGCGGCCCGCGCTGACGTGACCGGACGGTTTGAGGGCACCATTCCCGCTAACCGGCTGGACTGGGTCGACACCTACATCGGCGATGTCGAAACCGAACTCATGTACCAGGTGCCGTCCTTGCGGAAGTCGATCGAGGAGATCACCGCTGAATCGGTAGCGGCTGGCGACTCGGATCGCATCAACCGGGTCAAAGGTCTTGTCGCACGCAAGGTCTTGGAACTGTTCCGCAACCCGGACGGGTCCAGCCAGTTGAGCCGAACCACGCCGGACATCACCGTGAGCCGTACCTGGTCGCCAGACACGACGCGCGGCCGGGTCGAATTCAGCACCGCCGAGCTGGCTAAGGTTCGGCTACGTAAGAAGCGGCAAAAGTTCGGCACAATCCGGGTCGTCCCAGGTCTGATCAGCAAGTGAGAAGCTGTGGCTGTTGCTGAGGACCAGATGACCGGAGACGCCCGCGGGGTGGTCGCCGAGCTGCTCGAGCTACGCGGTCAGCCGATTGCCTTGGTTCCGGCGACGGGGACGGTGACGGAGAAGCCGGGCGGTGGCAAGGATTACGGCCCGGGGCCGGCGCGGCCGCCGCAGACGTTCGCGCTGTTCAACACGACCGGCGTTGATGCCCGGCAGGACTCTGCGGCTGATCAGGGCACGACCCGGCAGTTCCGGTACAACATGGTCGGAGCCTACGACGCGGTCGTGGAGGTGGGGGATGCGTGGGAGGACGATGTCGCCAAGTACACGGTGGTCAGCGTCGATGACACGAAGCCGTATCAGGTGAAGGCTGTCGTGACTGCTTTCCTCAAGTCTGCTGGTCACGGCATTGGCTAAGTCCTATGGCCGGCTGACTGAGCTGAATAGCGGGCTGGTGCGGTTGCGGGACAACGTGAAAGACGTGAAGCCGGACTATGAGCGGCTGGTGGACACCCAGATGCGGCTGGCCGCGGTCGAGGGTGAGGCGTACATGAAGGAGCATGCGCCGTGGCTGGATAGCACTGGGAACCGCAAGGACCGGGTGCCTGGTGCGGCGCGGTCTGGCCTGAACACCACGACCAGCCTTGAGTTCAGCCACAAGTCGATCACGTTCAGCCACGGTGTCGACTATGGGATCTGGTTGGAGATCGAGAACAACGGCAAGGACCAAATCATCATGCCGAGTGTGGCGGTGATGGCCAAGAGGCTGATGAAGAGCCTGCGCGGCTCGCTCAGTGAGCTTCGGAAGCGGGCATAGGCGCGGTGGCGCGTGCCGCGGTGTTGACGCTGCTGCGTAACGATGCGCCGTTGGTCGCTTTGGGTGGGTCTGGGTTTGTGGTGGTCCCGAACTTTGAGGCTGATCAGCGGCCGAATGATGCGGGCGCGTTTATTGTGATCGCTTGGGGTGTGACTGATTTCGAAGAGGCGATTCAGGACAATGGGCCCTGGCATTTTGACCTCTACATTCATTGGCCGGTTGCGTTGTCGACTGACTTTGTGCGGATCGATGACATGAATGATCGGATCGACGAGATCTTCAAGGCGGTTGAGGATGGCCCGCCTGTGGTCGGCGGGGATGGCCGGGCCCTGTATTACGTGGGGTTCGAGGGCCGTGGCCCGGACTTCAAAGACGGTGGCTATCAGACGATTTGCCGTAAGGCGTCGTATATGGCCTTGAGTAACAAGGTAACTGCGTGATTGTGCGCGACCAGAGAAAGGTGTCAGGGTGATGGCAGCAGGATCAGCAGGGCGTGGAACTCCACCGATCGAGGCTCCCGAGGGCGCGCAGAGTGCGGTGTCCGACGAGGACAAGGCCAAGGCTGAGGCTGTGGTCAGCGCGTCGGCCAAGGACAAGTCGAGCGAGAGGTACGTGTTCTATACGGGCGCTCGTGAAGCGGTGCGCGCATCCAAAATCAAGGATCCCGTGAAGCGCGAGGCGCGGATCAAGTCGCCGGGTGTCGGATCGTTCTGCGAGGTCACCGCTACGCAGTGGTCGCAGGCTGGTATCAAGGCCACCCACGGCCATGTGTGGAAGTTGCAGAACGAGTTCCGGATTCCGGCGAGCCAGTTCACGCAGGAGCAGATCGACCATCTGCTGAGCACGCAGGGCAAGCGTTTCGAGCTGGTCGACGGTAACGGAAAGAAAGTCGCCCGATAGGGGCGAACGATAGCCTGTCGTGTATAGCGATAATCCCCTGGACATTCGGTGCCCAGGCGGAGCGCTGCACTTCAGAGTTGTCGACGGCTTGCTTGAAATCCGTTGCAACAACAAGACGTGCACGGAAGGCGATTCGGTCGTCGTTTACCACCACTACTCGCTGCCAGAACTTGAGTTGGTGCGCACTGTGAGGCTGCAAGACCCATTCGCGCGGAGGCCTCGGAGCCCAAGATCTCGGAAGGAAACCCGTTAAATGGTTGCATCACTTGGACAACCCGACAGCAAGCCATATGGTCTACACCGGGGATGGATCACACCCTACCTGGACGAAGACGGGTCGGTACTGGGCAACACCAGCTACCGACTGCCGTTGATGCGCAAGCTGATGTTCACCGAGAACGAGGACACCGATACCCTCGACGGTGACGACAAGGCTGCGGTCGCGATCCAAGGCAAGGGTTGCTCGGTGGACGGCTCCATCGAGGCCGGCGGTCTGGATCTGATGACCATGTCGATTTTTACCGGCGCCCAGCTGGTCGAATCTGGTCTCGAGCCCAACCTGAAGCGCACGCTGCGGAAGCGCGGTAGTGACCAGCGCCCGTACTGGCGGGTCGATGCGCAGGTGATCTCCAACAGCGGCGGCGACAACGTCGCCCGGATCTACCGCTGCAGGGCCAACGGCAAGATCCAGATCGACATGCAGTACGGCACCTTCATGACACCGGTCATCGACTTCAAGGGCACCCCTTTGCCGTTCGACGACTCCGACTACGCCTACGACATCGATTTCAACCAGACCAAGACCACGTTGGGGTCGACGCCGACGCCGAACCCGTTGCCGACGGTGAACAACTTGACGGTTGGGACGATCGCCGCGACGACGGTGGACTTGTCGTGGACCGACATTCCGATCGCCGACAGCTTCAAGGTGCAGCAGTCGCCCACCGGTGCCGGAACGTGGACCGATGTCACGGCGCTCAACGGCGGCGAGCCGACCGACCCGTCCACGACGGTCGAAGGACTGACTACGGCCACAGGCTACGACTTCCGGGTCGCCGCCGTGGTCAACGGGGTTGTCGGCGAATACAGCTCGCTGGTGACAGCCACCACCCTGTAGCCGCAACAGCGTCAAGTACCGGAGCCCTAGGAGGCCGACATGTCCGACATGTCCACACCGATGCAAGCCCAGCAGCCCTACCAGGCGATCCCGACAGTCACGCCGGTCGCCAAGGCGTGCACACTGCCCCCGCCAGGGTGGGTGTGTTCGAGGGAAGCTGGGCACGCGCCGCCGTGTGCGGCATCGCAGGACAGCACAGAGCCGCCGGCGCCGTCTCCCGAACAAGGGGCGGCGCCGGCGGCTCCCTCCGCGTCTGAACGTGCCCAGGAGCAGCTGAAGGCCGGAACCTCCGTCACCGTCGACCAGGGCGCGCCGTATTGGCTACCGCGCAACATCGAAGCCGATCTGGACCTGCCCAGCGGCGGCCGTGTGCGTTACCGCAAGATCCGTGACGGCAGCGAACTCGAACTGGATCTTGTCGAGCTGCTGGACGGGTTCACCCCCGAAATGGTGGTATCAGCCCAAGGCGACGATCGGGTCGAGATGACCCGGGCGATCGCCAACAAAGAGAACCGTGCCAAGATTTTCGACCCGATCGACCGGGTTGTGGTCGCCGCGGTGGTGTGCCCGCGGATCGTTGCGTCGGGGCCCAGCACTGATGAGCAAATCAACGTCAAGGACGTCGACCTGACCGACCGGATAGTGATCTTCCAGGCTGCTTTTGGAGAGCAGCTCGCCAAGCTCAAAAGTGTATTCGGCGAACCGCAGGAGGGCCTACGAGATCTACAAGCAGGCCAAGGACCTCGGACAGAGGCCCAGTGATGTCGCGTTTTTCGGCGATTCGGTTGGGCCGCTGTTCCTGCGCTACTTCGACCGCGGTATCTGGGCTTTCGGGGAGGAAGTCGGCAGGCGCATCAATGAGGCCGGGCGCAGCGAAAACCCGGTCCTGGCCCGGGCGCAGCGCGAGCTGGAATGGGAGCGCCTGATGGGGGATGGCTTGCCGACGACTGCTTTCGCCGAGCCGAGCCCCGCTGAAGACGACTCGGATGACTTCGATGAGGACGACGAAGTGCTGCTCGGCGACGAGGATGTTGTAGGTCTCGGCTAGATGCCCGACTACAACCTGGGCCGCGCCCACGGCAAGATCGAAATCGACTACAACGGCTCGGGCGCCGATGAGGCCGCCCGGGATCTTGACAGGGTAGCGAAATCGTCGGCCGATGCCGATTCGTCGCTGACGAAAACCAGTCGCACGCTGAAGGATACCGACCGGGATTTCGATTCAGCCGGTAACTCGGCGCACGGCTACAGTGTGAGGCTCCATGAGGTCCGCGACGCCAGCGAGGATGTCGACCGGGCAGAGAACGAACTTCACCGGACACTGCTGGACAGCAGGGCGTCGCTGGAGGATGTGCAGCGGGCCACCGAAGATCTTGACGAGGCTCACCGCCGGCATGCGCGGGCGACTGAGGCTGCCCGGGCGGCGCACCGGGCGCTGGCCAGTGAACTGACCGTTGGCCAGTGGGTAATGCGTGGCCTGGCTGATCTGGTCCCGAACATGGAAAGTCGGCTCACGCAGTTGGGGCGCGTGCAGCAGGACGTGTCGCAGAAGTCGAACACGTTGGCCAAAGGGTTGGGTGCGGCGGCCAGGGCGGTCGCCCTGTTGGGGCCGGAAGGTCGGGCTGCTGCTGGCGGGCTTGAGATTTTGGCGAAGGGCTTCGACAAAGCTGGTTCTTCGGCGTCGGCGGGCAGCAGCCATATCGCCGGATTCTTCAAGCAGATCGCCGGATTCGAGGCGGCGTTCGGCAAGATCGCGGGCGTATCGCTGGGTGTTCCGTCGCTGGGCGGTCTGGTGGGCCTGGGTGGGGCGTCGGTGTTGCAGGGCGTGGTCGATGTTGCTGACGCGGTGCGCCAGCTGTCGGGGGTGTTGGGGTTGCTGCCCGCGACGGTCGCCGGTGTCGGGTTCTCAATGGGCACGCTCAAGATCGCGTTGCACGGTGTCGGGGATGCCCTCAAGGACATGATGGCCGATGACCCCAAGAAGTTCCTTGAGGACATCGCGAATATGGGTCCGCTGGCGGCGCAGTCGATGCTGCAGGTCGCGCAGTTCCGGGATCAGTTCAAGCTTGCGGGTGGGGCGATACAGGAGTCGTTTTTCGCTAAGGTTGCCGCGGATATTGTTCCGCTGATCCAGACTTGGCTGCCTGCATTGACGTCGTCGATGTCTCGGGTTGCGGGGATTTTCGGTACGTTCGCTGATCATCTGGCGAAGACGCTGATGACACCGCAGGCGATGCAGGTGTTTGAGACGTTTATCGACAACATCAGCGCTGGGTTGCAGTCGATGCTGCCGGCGATCACCCCGTTGGCGAATATCTTCGCGAAACTCACGGTCGAGGGGTCGTCGTTCTTCGCCGAGATCGGCGGCCACATCACGAACTTCTTGTCGGCGTTCGACCAGATGTTGTCGAAAGCTCACGCGTCCGGGGCGTTGCACGACTGGATTCAGACCGGCATCAACGCGTTTGGGCATCTTGTCGGCGCGGTGTCGCAGTTTGGGCAGGCGTTTTCGCAGATCATGACGGTCGCCGACAAGTTCGGTGGCGGCGGCCTGCTCGGTTTCCTGGAGAAGCTCGGTACGCAGCTCAATGTGTGGACGCAAAGCTCCGAAGGCCAGCAGGCTATGTCGAGTTTCTTCTCCACGCTGCGTACGGCGACGGATGCGTTTCTGCCGATGCTGAAGCCGTTGACCGAGGGGTTGATGTCGATCGGTCAGGCGTTCGTGCAGTTGGGTGTCGCGACTGCACCGGCCTGGCAGACGTTTTTCAACACGTTTGCGTCGACGATGGCCGAGCTGGGACCGCACATTGCGGGAATCGCGCCGGCCATCAGCACGTTCCTGGACAATCTCGCCGCGGCGATGATCAGGCTGACACAGACCCTTGGGCCGCAGCTTCCGCAAATCTTCCAGGATCTGGCGAACGCATTTGTGGCGCTGCTGCCCCAAATCCCGCCGCTGGTACAGATATTCACACAGCTGATCGAGCACGTGGGCCCACAGTTGCCGAAGTTCTTCGGTGCTGTCACCGATCTGATCGAGCAACTCATTCCGCTGATGCCGACCATCATCGGCTTCATCCGCGACTTCGTCTCCGCAATCACGGTGTTGGTCGAGATCGGCGCTGGCGTGGAAAAGACGCTCAAGCAGATAATCGACGTCATCCTGACGGTGGGTAACGGGATCGCCGACTTCATCGGCGATCTGCCCAAGAACCTGTCGGGTATCGGCGATGCCATCGCTGGCTTCTTCAAAGAACTGCCGGGCAAGGCTCTGGATTGGGGCAAGAACCTGGTGCACGGCTTGATCCAGGGCATGCTGGACGCCACCGGTCTTAGTGGCCTGCGGAACGCCGCGAAGGGGATTGTCGACCGGATCGCATCGTGGTTCCAGAGCTCGCCGGCCAAGGAAGGCCCGTTCTCGGGCGCCGGGTACACGCTGATCCGCGGCCAGAAGATGGTGCAGGACATGGCGGCCGGCATGATGGCTGCGCAGCCTGCGATCGCTTCTGCTGCGGCGTCGACGGCGGCCGCGGCAAGCGGGGGGCTGGGTGGAGGCCGGGCGCCGCTGCCCGGCGGGCTGGAAACGGCCGGCGGCGCCCTGCTTCCCGACAATATCGCCGGCGCCGACAACAGCATCCTCGACGCCTACCTGCGCCACCAGTTCCCCGACAATCGCGGGCTCAAGGGCTTGGCGAAGGATCTGGGCAACCTGCTTTCGGTGTTCCAGAACGGGTTCAACCTGGCCTACCAGCAGGGGTTGCAGCCGCTGATGCAGGTGATGGGGATGCTGCCCGGGGCCAACGCGCAGACGTGGCGCAAGATCCCAGCGGATGTCCTCGCGCGCCAGCAGGCTGCAGAGGCGCAGCGTAAAGCGTTCGAGGAACAGAAGAATCCGACCTGGGGCGATCTCGGGCTTCCTCAAGCGCCGAGCGACCGGACACATCCCACCGCCGCTGGGGTTCCCGGTCCCGGTAATTCAGCACTGGAAGCCGCGCTTAGGGCCAAAGGGTTCAGCGACAAACAGATTCGTCTGATTCAGGCGTTCAGCCAGGTCGAGGGGAACAACCCGGCTGGAAATCCGACGCTCGGTTTCACTGATGCTCAACTGGGTGGGGCAACCGATCTGCAGTCGCATGTCGATGCGTTAGCGAAACAGTTCATCGACCGCGCGTCTGTCGCCGGAGCTTTCCCCGAAGGCGGCACCGACCTGGAGCAGGCGCAGTGGATCGCGAAAGTTGTCGGTCAGGCCGGGCTTAGCGCTGACTGGCAGGGCAATGCGCAACCACAGGACTACGTTCAGCGAGTGCTGAGAGCCATGGGGCCTGCCGGGGGAAAAGGGCCGTCATGGCCGCAAGTTACCGGCGGTGTGCCGACCGCGGGGCTGCCGATCGGCGGCTGGTTTGGCGCACCGAGTCCGTTCGCTGGTGTCGGTACGGGTCCGTCCGCTGGTGTTGGCGCCCCGCTGGTACAACCTGGTGTTCCGAACCTGACGGGCTTGGCTCTGCCGGATGTGCGAGGCGCCCACTCTCAGCTGGCGTTGGCGCTGTGGGCGGTTCAGCAGTTGTTCCCTGGCGCAACACTGAACGCAGGGAAGGACGACCACGGAATCGACCGGGGCTGGCACCCAAAGGGGCAGGCCATCGATATTGGTTTCCCGGGCAATGATCCGCAGCGGCTGGCTGGGATCGCGCAATGGCTGATGCAGTTCACGCCTGATATCGAGCAGTTGATCTTCTCAGGCCCTGGTGTCAGCCAGAACATTCTTGGCGGCAAAGCGGTTCCGGCGATCGACATGTCCGGCAGTCCTTACACGACCGGTGAGGCGGGATATCACGGTGACCATGTTCATCTGGCGATCACAGACCAGATGGCGCAGGCGTTCGCTGCTGCGTTGGGTTCTGGTGCTGTGCTCCCTCCGGGCGCGGTGGCTGGCGGGATCGGCGCCGCGGCCGGACGCGGCGGCGGTCAGCTGGTGTTGCCGTCGGGCAAGACGGTGCAAGAGGTCCTCGATTCGGCGAATCTGTCGGCTAATGACCGGCTGCTGCAGGCTTATCTGCAGGGCAACCCGGACCTTGCAGCCCAGATCGGCGCCGCCCGTACTCCGGGCGCATCTGATGCGGCGGTGCTGCAGGCGCTCACCGGGATTGACACCACGATCTCGGGGTTGAAGGCGCAGGACGCGATTGGTAACGAGAACACGATCCGGGCGTTGCAGGCGACCCAGAGTCAGATTGCGCAGTCGACTGGGTTCGCCCAGGGGCCGACGTCATTCTCTCAGGGCTTGCAGGTTGCGCAAGCGCTCGGTGGTGGGGCGGCGAACGCGATCACCGGTGTGATCCAGGCCATTCAGGGTGGTTTGGATTCGCTGACGGCGACTCAAGACATCGCCGACCGGCTCGTTTACGGTGTGCGCAACACCGAAGACATCAACGCGATCGTCGATGACATGCAGAAGTACATCACGTTCGCCGCCCAGATCGCCTCGGCGACGGGCAGCATCCTGCAGTCGATCGGGTCGGTGATCTCGGTCGCCGGCCAGGGGGCGGCATCGGCCGGTTCGGGGCCGACAGGCGGTGACCCGGGCGCCGCGGTGGCCGCGGTCGGCCAGGCCTTCGAGCTGGCAGGCATGATCTCCCAGCTCGTGTCAGGCGCCCTGCAGGCCGTCAACGCCGCCATCGACTTCAGCCAGCAGGCCTACCATGTTGCCGGCACCTACTTTGGGCGGCTGCTGTCGAATCTGGTGGCCGGCCCAGGCGGCACACCGCTGATGGGTGACGTTCGATTCCTGCTCAACACCAACACCGGACAACTGCTGTCCTACAGCCGCGACAACCCCGGCAACCAGAACGCGCTCGCCGTACCCGGTCTCCTCAACGCCGCCTACGGGTACGGGGGCGGCAACCCCAACCCGCAAGTCAATCAGCAACTCAACGTCTATGCCGGGCCCGGCCAGCCGACGGGGGAGATGCTTCGGGAGGTGGTGTGGATGGTCAACACGAGCGGCACCACAGGCGCACTAGCCCCGTCGAACTTCTGATGGTCACCCGCAACCTTCGCCCCTTCCAATACCAGCTGGGAGACCTGGTTTTCGGAGCCCACACCCAATACCCGGTGCTCGGGGTCAAACCGCAGTCCTACAACGTGAAGGACCAGGACTTCCAGGTTCCGCTGGCAGACGAGACCCGCATGGGCCAGGACACCCTGCAGGGGACGCCGATCACCTTCACGATCGGGGTGAAGGACAACGCCCCGGTCAGCTACATCGCCGGCATCCTTCCCGCCGATCTGGTGTTGAAGTCGTCGAGGCTGCTGACCGCGCTGCAGAAGGAATGGAAAGCCGACGATGTGCGTAAGCAGTGGGGCGAGCTCAAGCCGCTGATCTTCTGCGACGGCTACGGATCGACGCGCCGAATCTATGGCCGCCCAAGGAAATTCGACTACACCCGAAAGACACAGACGTCGCAGTTCCACAAGGTGACCGCCGAGTATGCGCGCATCGACACCCTGTCCTACGACGATACCGAGACGGTGGTGTCGCTGGTCAACGACGCCGAGCCCGTCTATTACACGCGTGCTGGTGGGGACGCGCAAGCCTGGTACCGGATCCTGCTGTATGGGCCGATGCACAACCCGGTCATCGACGTCGGCGTCGACAACTTCATTTTCAACGGCGACATCTTGGCCGGGGACTTCGTCGAGATCAGCTCCTACCCGTGGCAGCGGCGCGTCATCAGCAATCACGGAATCAACTTGCGCACCAAGCTGATCGGCAACACCAAGTACCTGGACCAGCCGAAACTTCCGCCGAACACATCGATCCCAATGTCCTGGTCGGCCACCCTGACCGGCGTTGACAGCAAGTGCCTCGTGGTGTGGCGCGACGCCTACCACATCTTCTGAACCCGCAGCGGGCTGGCGGGGAGCGCATGTCAGCCCCGGCAACGGGATACGCGCACGTCTTCTGAAGGGGAGTACAACCATGCCTCTTAGTGATGCCGCCATGCTGGTCGGCGCCAACGCGATCCGCCTGGCCCTGGGCGGGGCGAAAGCCCACACCGATAACCCGGGCACCGGTGGGGCCGCCAACGCGTCCAGCGCCGCCATGGTCGTACCCGCATGGACAACGCCCGACGCGGACGGAGACTTCGACCTGGCCGCCAACCTCAACTTCTCCGGCGGAACACCCAACGGGCCATGCACATGGGTGTCGCTGTGGTCCAACACAACCGGATCCGGCATCTGGTACGGCAACTTCGAGCTATCCGGTGATCTCACCTTCGACGCCACCGGGTCCATCGCCATCACATCCCTCGCACTGAACGGATCCTCGAGCTAGCCGATGGCCACAGCCACGGCGTCCGGCACATACGGGTGGGCCGGCACCGCTGTCGCGGTTCGCCCCTCCCACGCATCCGCATCGGGAACCTTCGAATGGGCCGCCACCGCGGTGGCGCTGAGTCCCAAGACCGCCACCGCGTCCGGCGGCTTCGATTGGAGCCTGCGCCGGGCGACCGCCGACAACGGCGAATACATCATCGACCCGCCGCGCTGGCGTGTCATCGTGCAGGAAATCCGCAGCGGTCAGATCGTCATCCCCGACCTGACCGTCACCAACCTGGTCCACCAGCGCGCCCTGTCGGCGCCGGCCGACATCCAATGCGACGTCGACTTCCACGACGACTCAGTTGCCGGCGTCGTCTTCAAGCCGTGGGGCCACCTCATCCACATCGAACGGGTCATGCTCGGCAAACGCCGCGTCTGGATCAGCGCGATCGTGCAGCCATCCGAGATCGACGAAAAGACCGGAATCCTGCACCTGAAGGCCAAAGGCTTCTCCTGCTACCCGAAGAAAACCCCGTGGCTTGAGGACATCAACTGGCTCGCCAACGATGTGTTCCGGCCGGTGGTCGCGATCTGGGACCACATCCAGCACGACTTCCCCAACGGTGACCTCGGCGTCGAAGTATTCCCGCAAACCTCCGGTGTGATCCAGCTGCCCGGGTACGCGTTCGACGGAGACCTGTTGAACCTCAACTTTTTCGCCACATTCATACGGGCGCAAGACAAGCTGGACTGCGGCGACTACATCGACGCCCTGGCGCGCGATACCCCATTCGACTACGCCGAACGCTCGCAGTGGAACGCAGCCCGCACCAATGTGGTCAAGAAGATCGAGCTCGGCTATCCCCGCCTTGGCCTGATCCAGACCAACCTGGCGTTCGTCATCAACGAGAACGTCCTATCGGCCAAGCCGCACATCGAAACCCAGATCGACTGGATCAGCGACGTCGGGGTGTCGGGCTGGTTCCCCGGCATGGAGGCCTCCTACGAGCTGGCCAACGCCGACCCGGACCGGCTACGCCGATACCTCGACGAGACAGACGGGTTCATCGACTCCAACGAACGCGCCGCGTCCTGGGCGCACAAGCGGCTGGCGCGCCGCCAAACCCCGGCGTATTGGGAAGAGATCACCGTCGACATGAACCATCCGAACGCCCCGTTCGGATCCTACGACGTCGGCGACACGATCACGGTATCCGGATTCATGCCCTGGGTCGGCGATATTGCGCTGGCGCACAAGATCATTGCGATCGGCATCGATGACACCAAAAACATCTGCAAGCTCACGCTCAAGGCAGAAGGCGCGTTCAACTACGATCCCATCTTCTTCCCCAGCGGTGTGTCCAACATCGTCGGCAACCCCGGATTCGACTTCAACCTGACCGGCTGGACCGCCAGCGGCGGGGGATGGGCCCACGACGCCGGCCAGGGCGCGAACCGGCTCGGCTCGGCCACCGTCGTCGCAGACGGCGGCGACCACTACCTGATAACTCAGCCGTTCGGGCTCAGCCCATTCCAGATCTTCCCCGTGAGGGCGTCGGTGAAATGCTCCAACGCCGTCTCGTCGGGGCCAGCTGTGCAGGTGTTCGCCCAGTTCTACGACGATGACCTGACGCCGACCCAGGCGTTCATGGTGGGCAGCGTGAGCCCGCGCGGCATGGTGCCGTGGACCAGGCTGGGCGGCAAGCTGATCGCGATCCCGCCGAACACGCGCTGCGCGTTGGGCCTGTATGTCGGTGCCGGCATGACGGCCGGCCAGGTGTGGTTCGACGACGCGGAGATGGTGCTGTGAGCCCGCCCGGGTTCGGCGGCGCCCCCTACAGCTCGCCGCAGGAGCGGACGCTGACGGCGATCACCGACGGCCGCGAGCAGACGCCGAAGAGCGCCGAGGAAATCTCGCGGATGCTGCAGACGCAGCAGGCTCAGATACGGTTCCTGGCCAGCAATCAGAAGCAGATGCAAAAGGGCATCAACGAGGCGACCCAGAACCCGATCCAGCAGATGCAGCAGTTCATCTCCGATCTGATCGTGTTGTTCGGCGGCGGCCAGCTGGCCCAGGGTGTGCTCGACTTCGGCGACCTGACCTACATCCTGCCCGCGCTGGGCGCACTGTTCGGGTTCGGTGACGGGCCGTTCCCCCTGAACCTGATCGCGGCGGCCGAGAAGTTCTTCTTCGGCTACGTGGTGCCCACACAGGCGTTCACCGACCTGCTCAACCATTTCATCGGCACGTGGCTCGAGGCGTTCGGTATCGACGAGAAGTTCGTCGCCGACGTCAAGGATCTGGTCACCGCGGTGGGCGAGCTGTTCGACGGTGTCACCGGGCTGTTGCCGAACGTCAACGAGTTCTTCGGCGCGTTGGGTATCACCGCGGCCGGCTTGGGTCCGCTGGGTTTGGCGTTGGCGCCGATCATCAAGCTGTTCGAGGCGATCGACATCAAGAAGTTCGGCAACGCGGTCGAGTTCATCACCGACGCGATCGATCCGTGGATCGTACAGCTCACCCAGATCATCAACTTCACCAACGCTGTGCTGCACATTTTGGGATCGGGCGAGGATGTCCTGAACTCGCCGCTGCCGCAGCTGACCGCCCCGTGGGCGAACCTGATCAAGTTCCTCGGCGGCATCAACTTCGCGATCGCGAACTTCAATCCTCTGGCCGCGGCGCAGCAGTTCATTGGGCGGCTGCTGATCCCGCTGGGCGGTATCAGCGAGGTGCAGCCGGACCTGCAGCTGGATTCGAGCTTCGACGAGTCGTCTTCGATCGCCGAGGATTCGCCGGCGTGGGCGCCGCAAGACTTGGATCCGCTGGTCGACTACCCGGAAGGCTGGCTGTGGGATCTGGTTGGGCGCAATGCGCCCGGCTCGGCCACCGTGGACTGCGACGGCGCCAATCATGCGCTGCTGGGCACCGAGATCCCTGTGGTGGAGGGGCAGACGTTCGCCCCCGAGTGCTGGCTGACGTGGTCGGGGGTGGCCGCGGCGGGGTCAACGTTCAGGCTCCAGGTGATGACCGACGGCGGGTCGGCCACCGACATTGCGGCGGTGTCCTCGCCCGCGGCGTCGGCAGGCTGGACGCACCTGTCGGGCACCTACACCGTGCCGGCCGGGGTGGCGACAATCCGCACACGGCTTTACGTCAGCGGCAACGCCACCGCCGGCCAAGTGTGGTTCGACGACGCCCCGATACGCCGCACCAACCTGATGCAGAAAGGCTTCATCCAGGGACTCGTCGACGACTTGACCGAGTTGTTCGGCAACTTCGCGGCGATGATCGACGGCATCCTGGGGACCGGGCACACCTTCAGCGACCTGGTGACTTTCATCGCGTCCGGGCTGTCGCTGGCGGCTGAGGCGGCCGACAACTTCACCGCCCTTCTGTCGGGGCTGAGCCTGGCCAACATCACGTCTTTGGTGTCGTTCCTGGACACGGCGAGCAGCAACGCTGTCGACGCGATTGGCGCTCTCGGCGATTTGGTGGCGAACGCGCTCCAGGTCGACGCCGCCGGGGTCGGCACGCTCATCGCCAGCTTGTTGACGATGCTCACCCAGATCAGCGACATCTTCAACGGGTCGGTTGTGACACCGGTCAACACTGTGGTGCAACAGATCAAAGACTGGTGGGCGGCGACAGGCGAAAATATCCCCAACGCCATTTCCGATGTCGGAACCATCATCAGTAGCGCTGGGCAGACCTTGGCATCGGCGGTCGGTACCGCGATACAGAACGCCGGTGCAGCGCTAGATGACGTGAAAAACAACGTCATTGGCGGGGCTACCAATGCTGTGACGGTGTGGGGCCAAGCCTGGGAGGGGGCTTTCGCCGGGTTCTTCAACAGCATCAGCGGCGCGAGTGTAGCGGCTGCGCAGACAGGCCAGGTGTCCTCGGCGATGACCTCGCAGCGAGAGACGATCGTCGGCATTTCGACGGCTGTGGCGCAACTGCAGGCCGCGGCGGCTGCATCGGGCTCTAGCGGTGTTTTTGGTGGCGACGACTTTGAGCGCGAGGACTTGGATGATCTCGGATCAGACTGGGCTGTAACGTATTCCGGCGGCGACTCATCAGATGGCTATGTCGCTATCGCAAATGGGCACCAGGCCGCCTGGGAAACCGGCGACGCAGTCACTCGATCAGTGTTTTGCCGACGCACGGCCAGCGCTGACCAGCACACCCAGACGAACTACCAGAAGATCAGATGGACAGTCGGAGCGATCCCTGATGTTCCCAGTAATGGTGGCGATCCGGTGTATACCCGCCTGTATTTCCGTGTTAGCGACGATGAGTCGTCGTATTCGTTTGTTGAAATCCGCAATGAAAACAACGGATTTGGCGGGGATAACACCTGGGTTCAGTTCGGATACAAGAACGGCGGCCCGGAAACATACGTCGGATCACCAATACTCACTAGTTATATTTCCGGTTTCAACTTCACTCTCTACGCCGGAAATCCGGATACTTTCGAGCGATACTACGAGCTGATTCGGCTCGGGTCATCCGTTGCCACGTGGGACGATACCAGCACGGAATACTCTGCCGTAGGCGCTTCAAATCTTGGATGGGGATTCGGGTTACAGGCTGCTGCGGCTCCTGGTGGTGTAGCCCAGGCGGCCCCCGCGTCTCTGGATTCCATCACCATTGCCGACAATGGCCCAGGCGCCTTCGACTATGCAAGCCTTCCCGACTTCGGAAACCCTGGCCGGCGATACCCATGCCAGGACATCGGGCTTGAATTACTCGACACGGGCAGTGAGTGGCTGCGCATCAACGGAGGGCCGCGCGGATGGTTCACCCCACCGCCCGACACCGGATGGTCGCCAGTCAACGCTGGGTCAACGACGTTCAGCGCGAGCAAAGACGGCCTACTCTTTATCAGCCCCAGTGACCCATCCGGCTCATACCACCTACAGGTCAGAACACTAAGCCCCGCATCGAATTACACGGCCGAGTTCTATGTGGAAATGACGGCAATGGACGCAGCGGGATCCGATGCATGGGTCATGGGAATCATCCTGCGAGAATCCTCGTCTCAGAAGTTCGTCACGCTCGAACAGGTCGTGTCCAGCAATGCGTTCGGGTCCGGCGCCCTCATTCGAGCCGCAAAATGGACCAACACAACCACGCTCAGCGCCGCCTACAAAGCCCGCTACGTTCAGTTCCTGTCCGGTGCGTTCCCGAACTGGATTCGATTCCGTGACAACGGAACAACGCGATACTTCGAGTACTCGCACAACGGCGTCGAATGGTTGACCTTCTACTCCGTCGGCCGTACAGACTTCTGCACGCCGGACCAGATCGGTGTCGGCGTGTTCAACGTCGTCACCGGATTCACCAACCACCTACGCATTCGATCGCTGGAAGGAGTCTCCTGATGGCCGCACCAACTCTGGCCGGATCCTGGGTAATCTGCTCACCCCTAGCCCCGCCTAGTGGAGTCACCAATTCCTACGCAGGCGGATGGATCAGCCGAGGTGGCGTTCTTGCTGTCGCGGTCTCCCACATCGCCTGCGTGACCGACAATGTCAGCCATTACGACGATAACGGCGACCCAGTTTTCGGGGCCGGGGTCAATATCCATATCGAAGGCGTCGGCTGGGTCACTATCGACGGAACCAGAAGCCAAATCGCACAGCTACTGGGGGTATCGGGCAATGGATAGCCGCCAAGCCGCGCATGCGTGGACTGGCGTGAGATGAGCATTGCGCGGCGCGCCGGCCCACCCGAGGCACGCTGCATCATCTGTGGCTGCCCAGGCGGCGACCACATCCCACTCAGGTATCCGCTGCGCGCCTGGCTCCTGCACATGCTGCCCGCGCGCCTCTGCAGGGTTCTGCGGCCGCGACGGCGATGAAACTCACTGTCGCCGAATTCCTGCTCATGACGGGATTCGTCGGAACAGCCCTGCTCGCAATCGGATTCATCATCGGCGAAATCGCCGCCAAAATCCACCACGACCACAAGAAGGGGCGCTGATAGATGGGTGTCATTCCGTTCCCTAGGCCTCAGTCGGAACCCAAGTCAACGCCCGACGTTGCGACTCAGGGCGCGTCCGTCGTCGACGCGCTGATCCGCGAAACCGTCGACACGCTGATCCGCTCACCGCTCGGCGAAAAGACCGTTGGGGAGGCTTTCGCCGGCCTCGCACAGATGCGCGTCAAAGACGTTCTGCGCGAGGTCTTCACTGTGGACGACGAGGCGAACTGATGAGTTACGGCCTGCCCACCGGAACCAACATCAACTACGGGCAGCCAGGATTCCCCGACTGGGTCTACCAGCTGGGAGCAGCCTTCAACCTCCGCGCCTCCACCTATCCGGGGCACCAGGAATCAGACCGCGTCGAAGCCGGGTACGCACGCAACCCCAATCGCCAGAACCGGGGTATCGACTGGGCCGGGGCAGTGCCGGACATGGACCGCTTCGCCGAATATCTGCTCTCCACGCGCGGCTCATTGGAGCAGGTGATCTGGCAGAACCCCGCCACCGGAGCCCGCATCGGCGTCGCAGGCGGCAAAGACGTCACCCAGACCGCCTACTACGCCGCCGACTACTCCGGCCACACCGACCACGTCCACACCCGACAGAGCGAGGCCATCCCCATGCCCGATGCACCGCCGAAAGACACGCTGTTCGCCGACGTCTCCGAATGGCAAGTGCCCGTGGACGACTCCTACCCATACCCGGTGTTGTCGATCCGCGTCAGCGACGGCTCGTACCAAGATCGCAACTTCGCCCGGAACTACACGTGGATGCGCGCCGCGCTGAACTCCGGGAAGCTGACATTCGGAATCGTCTACACCTACGTTCGACCCCAGACCTGGCAGTCGAACGCCGCCACCGTCAAGCAGATGATCGACGCTGCGGGCGGCCTGCACCCCCGCATCGCGCTCATGCTCGACATCGAGAGCGGGGGCAACCCGCCCGGCGATCAGTCTGGCGGCATCAACGCCATCTACTCCGCGTTGGCCGACTACACCGGCGACCCCGCCCGAATCATCGGCTACGGCAACGTGAGCGACCTCAACGGCATGTGGCGCACCAAACCGCCCGGCATCCGACTCATTGTCGCCGGATACGGCCGACTACCAACGTATCCCGGCATGGTCGCCCACCAGTACACCGACGGCCAAGGCTACGGCGGTGGGCTCCCTGAAGGATGCCCACCGTTCGGCAACTGCGACATGAACGCCGCCAACGGCCTCACACCAGCGGAATTCGCCGCCGCCTGCGGAATCAGTGGTGACCTGCAGCCCGAACCGGACCCGGAGCCCGGCCCGCCCCCGGCCCCGGCCGGACCCGTCCCCGTCGGACCCGCCGACGACCAACTCACCCTGCGCTGGCCATGCCTCGGCGACCAAACCCTCGTCGAAGCCGTCGCCGAGATCCGCGACGCCGTACTGGGCACCAACGACCGGAAGCGAGGCTGGTAATGCTCACCTGGCTCATCGACAAACTGCTCGACCGCCTCGAACCGCGCCTCGAAACACTGGTCCGGGCCGCGGTTGACGAAGCCGTCAACACCGCCGCCGACCGCATCGAAGCGGAATTCACCGAAGTCGCCAAACCGATCACCGCCCAGATCGCCAAGATAATCAGCGACGCCACCGACCTCATTCCCGGCTTTCTCAAAGGGCTGCGCTGATGGTCCGCCACCTGGCCCTGGTCTACCGCGGCACCGGCGGCATCATCGGCGAGGATTACGTGTCCCGCGTCTGCCAGCCCCTCGCCGACCTTGTGCAGGAAGAGAACCCGCCCTGGGCCGCCACCATGGGCGGGCTTCCCGTCGCGGCCGCCGGAGCCCCCAGCGACCCGTCGATGAACAAGGGCGCCGCCGACGCCCTGACAGCCAGCATCCCCATGATCGAGCGCGCCATCAGCGAGAACCCGCAGCGACGCATCATCATCGGCGGATACAGTGCAGGCGCCTACGTGGCCGCCCTGGTGCGCCGCTACGTCCAGCAACGCCACCCCGATAACTACCTGTGCTCGTTCAGCCTCGGAGACCCCACCCGGCCACCCGGAGGCGCCTACTACCCGTTCGACGCCTCGGTGCAGCCCGGCGGGCAAGGCATCGGTTCCTGGCACTACGGCGACGTCACCGACCCGCGGCATTGCTGGCTGTCGAATCACACCGCGCCACCGAACCTGGGGCCGGACATGTACGCGATCACTCCGCTCGGCGTCACCGGTGAGATCATGCAGGCCGCCTACGACATGGTCACCGACTTCAGCTTCTCCGACATCCTCACCGCCACTCGAGCGATCGTGCAGGCCGTCCCCAAGATCGCCGAAGACATGGGCATCGACGTGCCCGACGTCCTGGCCGCGCTCGCCGGCGGAATCCCCGGCTTGGCCGGCTACGGTATCCCGCTGCTGGTCGGAGCGCTGTCCGGGCTGATCGGATTCGGCAACAACGACACCCTCACCGGCAGCGCGGCCGGGGCCGCCGCCGCCCGCATCGGACTCACCTTCCTGGCCGCCGGGACCGGACCACACATCCGCTACGAAGTCGACGAAGTCTGGCCCGGCCAAACCTACCTCGGCCTCGCGATCCAACACGTCCGCTACTGGGCCAGCACTGTGCAGCCCGACGCCGCGTAGTGCCCATTTCAGATGTGAACCGACCTTCAGTGTTTTCGGGTCGCTGACCTCTACACGGAAAGGCAGTGCCGCGTTATGCCGAAAAGCATCTTCACCAAGATCTTCTGGAAGGACACCATTGACCGCGCGGTCGCCGCCGGCGGCGCGGCGGCTGTAGCCGCATGGACCCTGGGCGCATTCAACGTCGTCCCATCGGTCCCCGGATACGCAGTCCCCATCGCCTTCGCCTGCGGGGCCGGCCAGGACATTTTGCGATCACTCGCTTCATTGCGCGTAGACAACGGCACCGCCAGCCCATTGGCCGATGTTGTGGCCGCCGACCGCACCACCCAGCCGCGATGAACTGGCAAGAGCTGGCGCCCACGATCATCACGTGTGCCGGCGTCGTCCTCGCCGCGGCCGTCGGCGGCTGGTTCGGGCACCTCACAGCGAAGAAGAACGCCGAGAGCACCAACCGGGACGCCTTCACACGTGCGTACGAGGCGGCCAGCCTGAACTGGGCCCGCTATACCGATGCCGTGCAGAAGTGGTGCGAGAGTCAGTCCGTTGAGCTGAGCAAGCTCTCGGAGCGCCAAGAGAAGACCGATCTGGCTTTGCAAGCCGAGATTCTGGCGCGCCACAAGGCGGAGCGACTGTATGCCGTCGCCATCATCTATCTGCGACGCATCGCGAGCTGGTTCGCCGAGCACTGGCCGGGCGAGGAAATGCCACCTCCGCCACCGGAACTCGAACCAGACCTAGATCCATAAGGGGGAGGGCCGTGTGGTGAAGCTGCGTCCGTCCGACTGCTTCTGGATCGTCGTTCCGATCATCGCGGTTGTCTACAACGTGTTCCTGGCCGAAGAAGGCGACACGTTGTCGGAGGCTTGGGACCGATACCTGAAACGTTGGCCATGGCTCAAGCATGTGATCCGTGTGGTTTCAAAGCACCTGGCGAATGAACTGGATCCGCGTGCTGATCCGATTGGCATCGGATTCGTGTTGATTCGCATGCTGTTTAGACGTAGCGGCGCTGTGACTGTGCTCGTCGTCGATGACTAGGTAACACCAAAGGTTCAGCCGTCCCCGGCTGTCTCGTCGAGCTACGCCCGTGGCTCCGAGACAGTCGGGGCTTTTTGTCTGTCGGCCAACGGGCACTACACGTACTGCCCGTTGATGCCCGTCATGCCCACGGATCCGAAGATGTCTGGGAGTAGCGGAAGGCCGCCCTTGTGCCCACCGATACTGCCGTTACCTGGGAGTGTGTTGACGAAGCCCGCGTTCGCATCCCCGCCGTTGCCGCCGGCGCCGCCGGAACCGAACATTGTGGCCGGCCCGCCCCAGCCTCCCCACCCGCCGCGGCCGTTGTCTATGCCGGCGAATCCGCCGGTGCCGCCGGCGCCGCCGTCGCCGATCAGCCAACCGCCGGCGCCGCCCATTCCGCCGGCACCGCCCCGGTAGAGGTTGCCCAATATGAGCCCGGCCGGGCCGCCGTTGCCGCCGGCGCCGCCGTTGCCGATCATTCCGCCCATTCCGCCGGCCCCGCCGGCTATGCCGACCGCTGTGCTGTCGCCGCCGCGGCCGCCGTTGCCGTACAGGATCCCGCCGGCGCCGCCCGCGGTTCCCACGCCTTGCGCGTTGGTGATGCCATCGGCGCCGTCACCGATCAGGGGGCGTCCGAGGATGGCCTGGAATGGGGAGTTGATCGCGCTGAGAAGCGGGTTCGCGTTGGCTGCTTCGGCGGTGGCATAGGCGCCCGCGTTAGAGGTCAGTGCCTGGACGAACTGGGTGTGAAACTCGGCCGCCTGGGCGCTCAGTGCCTGATAGCCCTGGCCGTACTCGGAGAACAGGGCTGCGACCGCTGTCGACACTTCGTCCTTGGCCGCGGCGAGAACGCCCGTCATCGGTGTTGCCGCGGCGGCGTTGGCTTGGGCGACTACCGAGCCGATGTCTGCCAGATCTGAGGCGGCAGCTTCGAGAAGATCCGGGGCAGTGGTCAGAAAGGACATCGACCGTTCCTCTTTCGTTAGGAGCTTGGGCAGGCGGCGCGGTAGTCGGTGCACTGGCCGGGGGTTGGCTGCTGGGTTACCGGGGTGTAGCCGTGGGGGCCCCACATGCCGGGCCGGCCGTCGACGGGGGACCAGTTGGTGCCGTTCTGCTGCACCCAGGGTGGGACACCGGAGCACGGGTCATACCAGTTGGGGGACTGGTACAGGCAGCCCGGCGGCGCGGCTTGGACCTGCGGTGCGCCGGAAAGCCCGTAGCCACTCGCGGCCAGTGCCAGGAGAAGCATCCCGATCGAAGCGGTCAGTCGTCTCATGAGGGGCTCCCGAACTTTCGTGTGGGCCATTGGGTGACGATGTGCCACGGGGCGGGGTTGGCCGGCCGCACCGCGTGGGGGAGTTGCGGCGACAGTGGCTGTTCTGCCGACCAGACGTCCGGCTGCCACGCTGTGCGGCGCATCTGCTCGGCCGCATCCCGGACGGCAGGTGTCTGCTGGTTGCGGGCCGCCGCCCGGTAGTCCCAGTCGGCCCGGGCCGCCAGCGCCTGCCGGCGCCGCCACTCACGATCCGCCACGTAAGCGAGCGCGGCCGCCGCGATCAAGGGAATGAACACCCACGGGTAGGCGCCGATCGCGCCGAGCGCGAACAACACCGTGGGCATGCCGAGCAT